CATTGAACTGAAAAGGCACAAGAACCTCCAGCACAGCGTTAGCACAAGAGAAAACGCGGCCCTAGAAGATCAGAGAGAACGCCTCTGAAAACGGCCCGATATCCACCGCCACATACGCTAAACTAACCCCGGCCGAATACCCAGTAGGGCCACTTGGCGGGGGCGTGCCTCCGGCATTGTCAATAATCGAGGCCCATTCGTTGGAGTCGCCGCTGGTCTGTGGGACGCTTAGAATGTAGACGGGCAATGCCAAACTCTCGATGAAGTTTAGCAATGAGATCAGGTACTCTAGAAAGCCCTCCAGCACATTGATCTTTCGGATAATGAGGTCGATGAACGCCTTGATTTCATCAATGACCCCACTATAGGCGTCCAAAAGCGCCTGCATCTTAGCCAGCAGTTCGTAGAGTAGCTGAGCAGACCACGGAACGATGTCGCGCAAAAAGCTGACTTGAATCCAATCCGGAGGGGCACCCCCTAAGGTGAAGGTCTTGCAGAAGTTCACCGCCGCTAAGACGTTGAGTCGAACGATGTCATCGGTGAACAAATTGCCGTAAAGCACGCCCGCCGTCTGAACGCCACCTTGGCCAGACAAGTTAGGATCTTGCACCTTGGTAATCTCGTAGACCAACTCCTTCAGGTTAGTGGCTTTGAGGGTAGTGCTGCTCGGGGGGATACCCTTCGGAAAGTCGCCCTCCATGTACTCCTTGAAAACCAGGGCGTTGTTGGCTTGCAGCATGGCCCCAGCCACAGTTATCGCCAAACGGGAAGCGTTCCGACGTACCAAAGACTCGTTCCAGGGTAAAACAGGTAGTAGCCCCGTGACAGGATCAGGCTGAAACGCAGCGGTCACAGCCAGCACGTTAGAACCAGCACCAACAAGTGGGATGGCCTCGAAGGACGTTAGCGGACCGGCCAGTGTGGTGAGCGAACTCTTGCCAACGTCTGAGCCTACTGTGTACGGCTCAAGGTGTGCCCCCGATGGATCAAACTTTGCCCCCTTGGGCAACGGTAAGTGAAAGTTCAGAGAGAACGCGGTCTGAAACAAACGATTGAGAACCTCAATGACATCGAACTTCTCCGGATACACAGGTATCATTATTGAAGCCGTAGGAGAAGCCTTGCCCATCACCGGGGGCTTTGAAGGCTCTGTGCCAGGCCACACAATGTAAGGGGTTTGGTCTATTACGTTTGTCTCGGGCAGACCAAAGGTAACGGAGTCATTGACCACGGCAAGAGAGCCACTGTAGGCCCTGACACGATAGTAGTACGTCTTGTTCAGTTCCACATCGTTGTCGATGTAACGGAACGTACCTAACTGCCCAAGTAGAAATGTTGAGGTGTTCGTCGAAGTGTCAATGACGATGTACTTCTGAAACTTGACAACAGGGTCTTGGTAGTTATCCAGGATCCTAACTTGCTGGCTAAGGATAACCCCGGGTTGCCCACGCCCTTCAAACTTGGTAGGCACCGTAGCAACCACCTGACCCACAGCATCCGGATCGGACAGTAGAGAAACGTCAACCTCCCCCGTGGCTGGGTTAACTTCGCTCTTCTCGATCAGAAAACGTGGCGGCAGGAAGTTCAATGAGGCTTCCTGAATCAAATCTGAAAACCCCGGATCACCTGGGTTTGAAGCAGGCGGTAAAGACCACTCCACCACAACTGACTTCGGTTGATCCTGAAACAACTTCACTATGGATAGGATAGGATCCCCATCACCGCCTAAGGGGAGTACCTTAACATCTGCCGGAGCCGCATACTGCGGGGTCAAAAACTCCCTACCGAAAAACCGCAAAAGAGTTTGAATCCCGTTGAGCAAGTCCTCAATACTGGTTGAATCGACTACAAGGAGAACGAAGCCGCTATTAGTGAGCCCAGCAATGGGTTGAGGTCGATTAGGGTCACGTGAGTCTTGCAGACCAGCTTTGAACCTGGTCGTGAACCCCTGGTACCCACCGGAAACCCGTTTCAAAGTGGGGTCAGTCTGAGGATCTGGTACGTCCCACCAGGCGTAAATACCAGTACGCTGGAGGGCATTGAATAAGGCTAGGATAAGTTGAATCAGCGCCTCAACCAGCGCCTTGATAGGGTTCCCAAAGTCAACTAGGAATACCTTCACAGTCTCAAGAATGGTCTTCAGAACCTCCAAAAAGACCATCAAGGTTTCGAGGACGTTCCGGGCCTTGTCCAGCAATTCCTGCCCAGGAATCTGGATTGAAAGAGACTCCCAATTTGCGGTGGTGGCCATTCAGGTTCAGCTTCCGTACTGCAATTTAGCTAGCTTACGCTTGAGACCAGCAATCTCGGCCTCTGTGGCCACTGCACTCAGGCGGCAGACCTCTTTCATACGCCCGTTGATCGCGAACTCACGCTTCTCCCAAACGCCCTTAGGCTTAGGGGGCGTATCGTCTTGCACTTCCTCCGGGGTAACTTCGTCTACGCTCATGAGCCCTCCACGGCCAACAGCTTGATCAACTGCTTGTAAATGTTGGCCTGGTCTTTAACCCGGTTAGCAGTGGCGGTAGCCTGCTGCACAGTCAAGCCGGATTCCAAGTTGATTCTCGCGTCAACCCACGTCCAACGAGTATCGTACAACCTGTCCGTGTTGGCCAGAATGTTCTCAACCGTCAAGATGTCTGTGGGGAGTGCCGCGATACGGGCATCCACGACCATGTCCCGGGTACCCAAGTCTGTGGTCAGAGTTGCCCTCGCAAACGATGCCGTATCGGCAGGTGTTCTGGTCACCGCCACAGGAGTCGAGATCAACGTCTGGAAGGCCGTGGCACTGCTGATCAAGGCCGCGATGTTCTGATGAAGCGCAAAGAGCGCTTGGATCGAAGCCTCCGAGGCACCGAAAAGGGAAACCACCCGGTACGCGACACCCGCCGCCACCACAGGGAACGGGGTGGTCACCGTAATCTGCGTCTGGGTGACTGACAGCACAGGGTAGATCCCCGCGTTCAACCCTGTCTCGATGTAGACGTAGTTGACCGGCGATACTCCATCGTCCAGGAATGTGGCAGAACCGTCCGTAAGCACCGCTGCACTGGTGGAGCCCGTACCGGTCGTCACGTCCGTGAACACTTGATCCAGGAAGTCCTCGATGTACTGCTGCTCATCAGGGTACAACAGGATCTCACCCGCCAACGCTGCACTCAACTCGGTCATGTGATCGCCCGAGGTGCCCCCGTAGGTCGCCAACGAATTGTCAATACGATACGCTTGGCCCGCAGGAAGGAAGGGCAGAGCTGGCGTCATCGTCAACGAAGTGTTGCTGGCGATAGCGGAAATCTGCCGACGTTCCCCATTGTTAGCACCAGAGGTTAGGACAACGGTTTGACCCACTTTGGCAGAGGTCAAGAAGGTGGCTAGCAGGTCGTCAAGCTGAGTCACCGTGCTGGTAACAGCCGCTGTCCCGGTAACCGCCAGGGCACTCACCCCAATCTCGAACGTGAAACCAGCGTCTACGACTGCAAACACTTCCGACACCGTCACCGTAGAGGCACCTACGGCTGTGATTCGGCGGAAGGTCGTCTGGCCGTTCAGACCCGACAAAATACGAACCAGGTCATGAACCTTCGGGAGCGGAGCCACAAAGGGCACCGCATTCGTGATGATCGTTCTCGGGGCGTTCAAGCTGCCGGTCCCCACGAATGGCGAGGTCGTGACAGTGCGTATGAGTCCCGTCACAGCATGGATCAGCTTGTCCTCAGTGAACAGGTAGCCTTGTTGCTCGCTGTCGGGATCCGGAGTCTGGATCGGGAAACTCAAGTCACCGTCATCGTCTTCAATACCCCCGTAAAGCGCCGGGAACTGGAGGGGTGCAGTCAGAGTGTTGATGAGGTTGACTTTACCCGAGAGCGCCTGAGCCTCGACAAGCTGGGTGTTAACGAGGGGGGGTGGGAACGCGCCGATGTAGATGACTTGACCGCTGTCCCCGTTGAAAGAGTAGTCCAAACCAAGCGTGTAGTAGGTCAGTTTGTCTGGGTCAACTTGCACTGAGTCGTCAATAGGGGAACGGTACACAGTGGTGCCCACGTCAGCGACACTCGCTAGACCCGTAACTGTCAACTGGTTGGCCGCTACAGCGGTAACCGTGACCGGACTGGTCGCAGGGTTAATGAACGTACCATCCCGACGTTGAACAACGCATTTCATCCCGTTCTTGAAGGGCGGGCGGGCATACTTCTCAACTTGATCATCGAACCCAGGCTCCGAACCATCCGCGAAGTCCACCTTGAGGATCGAAGGTCCTGAGAATTCGGTGGACTCCGTGAGAACTCCCCAGGCTAACCGCGTATGCAACTCAGCTACGAGCGTGACGTTTGTGGCCTTGGTGTCCACAACCTCATCCCCTGTCTCAGAGTCAGACGTCACAGTAGAAAAGGCAAAGAAATCCTTTGAGGTTGGATAGAATCGACTCAGCGCCCCCGGGATGTAGTATTTCCGGAACGTCCCAATAGACGTCACGACAAGAGGCGGGAACTTAATCGAATACGGTGCCGGGGATACCTGGATCACATCGTCAATCTGGTTCGTAGCCAGAACGCGATACTTACCAGACGACGTCGAAGGAAGAGCTGGCGACAGCGTGAGTTGAGTGCCGCTAGGTACTGCGGTAATCGTTCGCTTCAGGCTCTTGTTAGCGCCAGAAAGCACCTCCACAGTCCTGCCAATAAGCACCGTGGTGAAGATCGCACTCAAATCTTGGAGCGTCGTGACAAGCGGGAATGTCGCTGACCCAGACGGGTTGAGTATACCCGTGGTCCCGTCGAACAAGAACAACCCATCGTTGTTGCCTACAACCCGACCATCAAGAGCCCTGAGGTACGCCTCAAGCAAGTTGACTGAGTTGTTGTAGAACAGCAGACTGGATCTGGCGATGATGTCCTGGTTGGCCAGGTGCCCTTCATCGAAATACAGAGACTTGCGGCCCTGCTCAAAGAGCTGCGGCTGAGAAGCGTTTGAGGTCTGTGGGCCCGAGGACCCGCTGCTCGCCTCAGACTCGATCTCCTTGGCATACTCGCCTCGGAAGTTGGTCATGGTCTCGACACGGTAGTAGAACGTGTCGGGAGACTGAATGAAGTAGTCCGCCAACAAGACCTGCCCGAGAAGCCCGTTGTTGGCGTTAGGGGCAATCTGGCTCGTGTACGAGGCCCGCAAGTTGATGCCTGGAGAAACCACCCTAAGTCCCGTGTAGAAGATCGAGAACTCCTCCAACGGGGCTAGAGCCGTCGTGAACACCACGCGCCCTGTGTCATCGATCTTGTAGTCCGTGGGCGAGTCCAGGATAACGCCCGGTTGGCCTGTGACCCGACGGTACACAACGGTCGGCTGCATCAGAACCGGAACCTGGCTGGTCGGGACCTCAACGGTTGGGGGCTCGAAGACCGGCCGTACCGAGTAAAGCAGGATTTGCGTCCCCTGCACGTACTGACGCAAAGCGTTCGCCGACAACATGACCTTCGTACGGTCCGTGTCTGGGTCGTAGCTTGCCCCCGAGACTTGCAGGAAGTCCGTGAAGGTTGACCCGCCATTTGTGAACAAAAGCACAACGCCTGTGCGGTACGAAAGGGTGCGGTCCCCCGCGATCAAGAGCGTGTTGCTGCCACGGGCAATGGCCTCAAACGCCTGAGTCTCTGGCGTGAAATACGCGGGGACCAACGGGGCACTCGTGATCGGGGTGGGCCCCGAGGACACGTAGAGCTTGGGATCGTTGAAGGTGTCTTGGAAAACCTGCGTACCAGCCAACGTGACCGTGGTCGTGTCAGGGGCGTAAACCGAACTGCCGATCAGGTAGACCTGATCTTTCTCAATTCGGAGCAAGTACCCCGTTGGGAAACTCGCTGTGTAATCCCCACCCGTGATCGTGAACTTGTTGTTGGGGTTACCGTTCTGATCCGTCTCTTGGATGTTGACGGTAGCCGTTTGGATCGGCGGATTCAGGATCGTCGTGGTCTTCTCACCACCGACAGCCTGCGTCACGTAGTAATCGATGTAGACCCGCTCACTCGGGCCAATGATCGCGCCGTGTGGAAGGGCATCGGTGATGATCGAGTCCGCCAAGAACGTGATGGTGGAGGCAACCGTGTCCACCACGCATTGGGTCCCCAGCGTCTGAGGACGTCCACCACGAAAGACAGCGGGTGGTGGGTTTGAAGCCACGGGAAGAACAGGTCGGCCCGGGCTAGCCACGTTAAAGGTCAACGTCGAAGTTGGGGTTGGGTGGGCTTGCGTGATCTCCTTTCGGATCAGAAACCGAGCATACTCGGTGACCGGGGGACCGGCTGGCGTCGGAGGATCCGTAGAGGGCGGCTGGGTCGTGTACGTGATCAGGACTTCTTCCTGAGTCAGCATTCGGTCCGTGAACTGGATCAACCCCAACCCGGGGGACATGATGTAGTCCACGTCGGGAACCAAGGTTTTGGCCCAGTACACGGTGGTCCCGAGGTCAGCGGCTGCGAAGTTTAGGTCGCCGGAAGCCGCACTCACCTGCACGGTACCCGTCGGGGGTGCCGTGAAAGCGCCGTTGTTGGGCACCACCACAACCGTAGCGAACTGCCCACCCGACGCCGGACCAAGGCGGAACCCCGAGCTGTTCACATAGGCGATCGGAATGTTGAGACGCGGGCCATTCGAGGCAGGCCCCAGCCCCCTGATACGCTCGACCTTGGTGGAAGGGTCTACCAACTGCACTTCATCGAAGTAACGGTCCGCGAGCACTTCCCGGTTGACCCGCACGCTGTACTGGGCACCCATGACGGGCGAGGGCGAGGGCACATCCGTAGTAAGGGCTGTGGCTGACACTACGGTTTGGACCGTGTAGACCCCCTTGGCAGCAGTGGTATCGATCTCGATCAGGTACCCAGGCTGCACCCCTGCTGCGATGAAGTCCGCCGTGAGGTCAGAGAAAGCTGTGCCCGAGAAAGAGGCGGAGGTTCCTTGCGCAACGATCTGCCCGGCATTTGTTGTGAGGGACACAACGCCCGAGGTCGAATCGAACAAGGCATCGGTACCCAGGACAAGCGGGTTGTAGATCCCTGTGCCGGGTCCCGTCTCAAGCTCAAGCAAGAGGTTGCCCTGTAGCACCAGAGGGTCAGGCAGCATTACGTCAGATGTGCGCTGTGTGATCGGGACGATCGTCAGGTTCTTGCGTTGCGCGTAGAACAGGGTTCCGGCATCGAAGTCGTTGTAATACCCAAGGTTGCTCGCCGGGTAGATGCTGTAGGTGGCCCCCACGACAGCCGAAGGTGCCGGAGGGTTAGTTGTCAAGGTCGTTGGGGTGACGGTGACAACTGTGTAGAGCCCTTTGGCCACAGTCGTGTGAATTTGCAACAGAGATCCAGTGGTGACGCCAGCCGTGCTAAAGCTAGCCAACGGATCCGTGAGAGTCGGACCTGTAAACGTCGTACTCGTGCCCGCCACAACCAAAGACAGGTCCGGGAAGTCGTTGCTGGTGAACGTCCCCTGCCCCTGAAACACCTGGACCTTCAACTGGTACCCGGCATCCTGAATGGGCGTCGAAGGCAAGAAGACTTGCGGGGACCCAATGATAGGGTCGGCCCAAGTGGCCCCCTTGACCTCGTAGATGGCTGTCACATCCTTGAGGGCTTGGCTGCCATCAAGGTTCACCGGGGTCCGCAGTAGACGCACCGAAATACCACGCTCGATCGGCAGATCCCCGAACACCACAGTAACATCCTCAGGTGCATAGGTGCTCTGGTCAGAAGCCGAGAACTGCACGACACCCGTCAAGGGGTCCACCTGGACCTCACCCACCTTTCCGGACGGCGAAAACGAAGCGCTGGGCAGATACTTGAATCGAGGGAATTGGTAGTACGTGGAGGCTGCGGGTAACGAGAAGATCAGGTCCACGCCCACAGGGGGCAGACCCACGATAGCCGCCGGGGTCGCGATGTCCCCCAACACTTGACGAGGCAACTGTAGGCCGGTCGCGAACAGCACGCCATCGTAGTAGACCGGGGTACCCGCATAGGTGGCTGCGTCCCCTGCATTGAACGCCAGACGGCCAGTAGCCAGCGACCACTTCACGAAGCCCGAAGCCGGTGCCGGAACCAAACCAGCGTCGTTGGGGACCTCGATGGTCTGGAGGTAGAACCCAAAACCAAAGCGAAGCAACGGGAACTGCCCCGTGCCAGGCTTGGGGTTCAGCAAGATGAGCGGGTCCGTCAGGCTGACGGGGGCATACCCGACGTTCCCCGTGGACTCCTGGAAGTCGAAGAACTGCTGCTGCTGGAACCGAACCAACTGCCCCGCGTAGGTGGTCAAGTCAGCCGCGTGCCAGTTCAGGTTGCCCGTCTCTAGAGACAGTTCAGCGGTCAAGGAGGGCGGGGACCCGAAGTCCACATCGAGGGCCACGATCGTAACTGCCCAGGCCACACCGGAGCCCGTAGCGCCCACAGAGAGGCGATACGGGGCGGCGGGAACTACGGCAGCCTGGACAGGGGCCCGGACCTTCAAGCGAGCTGTGTTGGAATTCGCCGCAAGGTTACCCACGACCGTGATGGCGGCCCCTGGCAGAGGCTTGAACCGCCCTGACCGGGCCGCGTAATCGAACCGCTGCACGATCTCATTTTTAACCCATCCGAACTCGGCCCCGTACAGGGCCCCTGGGTATGGCGGGGGCGTCCCAGGGATCAGCGGCGGCTCACCCTCAGAGGTGACCAGCACGAGGTAGTCAGTCCGAGGGTTCGCCTCACTCGACGGGTAGGCCGCGTCAAACGCAACCTGGTCAGCGATGTAGTTGTCCGGCGTCTGCGTAAAAGGTGAATTACTCTGCCCGCAACGAATGCCTTCCAGGACGTAGCCATTTGAAATAGGCATTTACGCAGCATCCCTATACTTGAACGCCAAGATTCCCATGCGTTTTCGATACCAACTCACGGCACTCTTTGATATATCGAAGATCTTGGCAACGTCTTTGTCCAACATGGTCCCAGCCAATTCATGCCACGGACGCACAAGATGTACACCGAGTGGTTCTGGCATTGGCCTGATATAGATAGGGATACCAAGTTGAGTGCGTTTACGACGTACAACCTCAGGGTGCTTTCCGAATTGTTCCGCTATGATATTGTCCGGTAACCTACCTAATATCAGAGCCCACTCGGTAGGTTGGGGATAAGCCTCCACCCCAATGTTTTTTCTGTGTTTTCTTACAGTGCTTGGATGAATACCGAATTCCCCCGCAATTTCTGTATCCGGCCGCGTACCCACCAGAGCTAAACCACTAACCAAAAAAGCCTGAGATGATTTGACCCGAATGTCCCTCCTTACTCGTTTGGTTAGAGTAGCTTGAGAAAGTGGAATAACGCCTGGTACCCTACGGCTATGAGTTCTAACTCTATGGCAACACGCGCACACAAGCTCACATTTAGACACCTCAACAAGCACGCGATCCCAAGACCATAGACTAGAAACGTTTGCGTCTTTCTCCCCTAGGTGGTCGAACTCCATCGCGGCCGGTGGGTGGGTTAGGCCACAGTCTACACACGGCTTAGACTTCAAGGTGTTGAATTTAGCCATGAGCCGCTGCCGGTAGACGTTCTTTGAGGGAGCCCTCCTAGCTTCCGTTCGGATGCGATGACAGTTGGCGCATACTAAATCGCATTTCTGTATTTCCTGCAAAATTGTATCTACACTATATTTGCTAAGCATCCGACTAATAGACGCAACCTTCACCCCACGTACATGATCAAAGTCCATGCAATGAGCTGGGTAAGACCGATTGCAGTCTAAGCACGGGAGGCCGTGCTTAAGGGTATTCACAAAAGACCTCCGGGCCTTCTCGAAGTTTCGAGAGTATTGCCGAAACTTATCCTTGTTCTCAGAGGCGTAGATCGTGAGGCGGGCTTTAACCTTAACCAAGTTACTTTTGCGCCAAGCATCTGCCCCAGCTCGTGCCATCTCTGGGTTTGCCTCACGCCAGTCTTTAGCCTGCGATCTATTTCGTTCTCGATTGTCTGGTAGGTTAGAATACACCTTACGGCACTTTTTACAGCTACTATATAGACCATCTGGCTTAGATCTGTCCCGTGTGAACGGACCAGTACCACCGCATTTTGAGCAACGCTTTTCCATTTAGATCACCGAACCAAAGCCAACCCCACCGCTAGGCACGGGGGACGCCGACCCAACGATCGGCACGGGCTCAAAAAAAGCCGCAAACGTAATATCCAGAGCAATTCCGATTGCGGTGGCCATCTTCTTAGAACCATCCGTATTCATGTCCATGTCGTCAAAGCCATCAAGCATGGATGGAATCGCACTACCACCAACTATTCTCGCTACACCAGCGCCCACACCTACAGTCGGATGGTTGATTTTGAGAAGTGCTAAAGCGGCGCACCCCAGCGTGATACCATTTGCCAAACCCACTATGACTAACGGAGCCATCGGACCAAGTAGCCCCATGGAGCCAAAACCAGAAAATAAAGCGGCCACTAGAACGGGTTGCGGTACGATCAAGGGGAAAATGGTTGTCCCGACTCCCAACGTTCCTGTGTCTACCGATACAACTTTAGCGCTAGACAAGTAGTCCACTACACCTAGCGATACGGCCAGGGCAAACTTGGGCATAGCTTGCCCAATTTGCCCCGTGGCAAGCAAGTTAGGCGCAATAAACCCCGCAGCCATTACTGGAGACACTAGAGGCATCTAGAGCGCCGACCTAAAGAGAGCAGCCCCCTGCAAAGGAAGGCCGGTTATCCAGTCCAGGCTAGGGGTGCCCGGTGGTTGCATGGGTGTCCCACGGCACACCCCAAGAGGGGCCGCAGCGGTCCCGATGAGCACTTGAGCACTCGTGAGGGTAATCGCGGTAGGTGCCGTCAGGTTCATCGCGAGGCCCGCCGTAAGAGCCATCGCAAGACCGGCCGTAACCGACACCGCCCCGGCTGCCGCTGACAGGGATAGCGCTCCCGCTGCCGTAGCGAGGCTGATGGCACCCGAGCCCACGGTTACCGAGTAGGCACCCGCCGGAATGTTGGTGGTCATGGCACCACCCAGCACGTTGATTGTGCGAGCACCCACCACCAAGTTCTCAGTGAGACCACCTGCAAGAATCGTAGATATCTTGCCACCGAGCACAATGGTTTCCAGAACCGCCAGAGCGTACTGGTATTGGCTCTTGCCTGAGCTGAGCACGTCGATGCCCCCGGCATTCAAGCCAAAGCCCGATTGAGCGTTGACAGAAAACCTGTCTGCCAGAATTTTGTACCCACCGTTAACCGTAGTAGCCTTACCGCCATCCACACGCTGGATATTATCCCCAGAAGAGTACGTTTGTTTGTTCCCCTGTAGGCTCTCGCTGTACGCCACATTATTGTTATCGGGGACCCCTTGAGCCTCAACCACGTAGGACGAGTGGGTGCGAAAGGTCAGACCCGCACCTGAAGAACCGCCTCGGAAATCGAACACAACGCTGCCTTCCGAGGTCAGGTGAAGGGCCACCCCATTAGGACTAGCCGCCCCAAGACGCATCTTGAGGGCACCCGCCATATTGATCTCAGCCGAAACGTTCTTGACGCCGGATGCGTATTTCTCAACCCTTGACCCAGGGATGTTGACGAACAGCTTGCCTTGCTTTGAAACCGCCACAGCAAAAGCATTCAAGTTGTCGGAAACACCAGGGGGCTTCGGGGGCGGGTTAATCCTGAATAGGTACGCACCTGAGGTTGTGAACGCTTCGTCGTCATCCATTGGAGATCGAGCAATCGTCTCCAGGCTAAAAGTGCCAGGACTGGTCGCCAAGAAGTCGTCGAAAATCTTTGGCCGCAGTAGTTGCCCATACTGCTTAAGACCCGTATCCGAGGACGTGTCATTCCCGACGAGCGTGCCAAGGATACGCTCGATGTAGATCGGTTTACGATCCATTTGAAAACCGTCGATTTCCTCACGGACTTCTTGAACCAAGTCCGTAGAGTGCAGCATCTCCAAGCGTTCTTCGGTAAAAGCATCCGCCCCGGCATTCTCAGTGGGGTGCTCGAAGTCAATCCCAGGACTCGTTACGGGGTAGTGTGCCCGTCGTCCGTTTGAAAAGGTTACGGGTGGGAAGCGAGCTTCGTCATTGAACGTATTAAACAACACGTCGGTACTGACCGTGTAGCGTTTCAAGATAGTGTTGCCGAAATACCGTTCCGATGAATCCTTGAGCGTCTTCCCCTCTTTGATGATGTCCGGAGGTAAGAACAAGCCACCGCGCCGAACGGGGCCCGAGGATCTGAACACACCCGCTTCACTCGCTACCCGGTGAATTGCCTGTGAGACAAGCGTGCGGTCAGAATCGCGAAGCTCAAAAAGATCCCCCGCTCGATTGGCCATCCGTACATCACGAGTCAACGTGAACTCAGAACCAGACGCGGACATACCGCCCACGTCTCCTGGCTCTAGGTTCAGACTCTTGTACCTGATCTGCGGGGAAAACACCTTGTTGAACAGGGACTGCTCATCCGGGGTCACCTGCGACTGGTCGGTCGAGGAAAAAGGGTCGAAGCGCATGCCTGAGCGCTTGCCCACAGGCAGGTACCCAAGGATCATAGCCTCATGAAGCTGCTTGTGTTTCCGTCGATAGCCTAAGATGACCATCGAGTTAACTTCGGGTACACCACCCCAAAAACTACGCGGTCCAGTCATCCCCTGGGTGAGATCGATCTCAAAGCGCTCACCGCCGCCAGTAACGATGGTCACGTCAGCCTTCAACTCAAGGGGATCAACCCGAGTAAGGACCCCGAGCTTCATCCCAAAGGGCTCGTGATCTATGAATTCCTTACCTGGTACGTAACCAGACGGGTGCTTTGGTCTATAGTCTGACATGGCTTAGGGGGTAGAGAGTTGGGTCTGTTTGCGCAGAACATCTTGCTGGAGTTTAGCAATCTGTTCGTTTCTAGAGTCAATCTCATCCTTAAGGTTCACACCAATCACAACAGTATGAGAAGCTTGTTGGCTCTCCAGGTAATCCACTTGGGCTGTGAGCCTAGCTATCTGTGCCTTGTCGTTGGCCAATTCCAGAGAAAGCTTGGTCTTGGTTGTGTCCTTCTTCAGGTTTTTGCTGAAATCCTCCCAACTCTTGGAAAGGTCCCTAGCGTTTGATTCCACAGCCCCCACGGCTGCCTTCACGTCGCCCAGATTGAACCGATTCGGGGCTGAAAACGGCGGAGCAAGTTCGGAGGGTTCACTCTGTCCGTCTACTGGTTGGACCTGTGTCGGAGAGAAAAGAGCATCCAGTTTCAACCCGGACAAAAAGGCGTCCTGACTCTCAAGTGGATCCTGACCCACGGCTGAGTTCAAAGACCTAGGTAGCAGATCCCCACGGATTGCCTGCTCAAATTGTTGATGCGGGGTATCCAACTTGCTGTAAAGGTCCACCAAGAACTTGTCCACTTTGGACACGACTTCAGACGGGTTGCCCGCCGAAGACGAAGCACCACGTTGCAATAAGTCGAGTTCATCTTCAGCTTGTTGCAACCGAGCGGACACGCTACCCGCATTCGCAGAGGTCTGACGGGCTGCTAACTCCGCTTGGAGGCGTGCTATCTCCACTCGAACTTCTTGCAGTTGAGCCTCTAAGGGGCCGCCACTCACCTGTTGGGCATCTAGTTGGGATTGTAGGGAGGTGAACCTTTCACTAGCTGCTTGCAGCTTCAAATCCACATCTTCGGCGGCTGCTTGCTGTGCTTCAGCACCACCAGCCGTCAACTGGTCCCTCAGAATAGCAATGTTCTGCTCTAACTGCTCTTGCCGTCCCGCTTCAATTGGCCCACCGGCCACCGTGGCTTGGAAGAGGCCCGAGTTATCTGTGGTAGAGGAAGGGCCGGTAAGTGGTTGGACAGTGTACCCGATATTCATGAAGGCCAGGTCTGCCCGCCCGGTCAAGCACACACAATCCTCGTCCCTGGTAGACAACCCGTCCTTCACGGACATCTCAGTAAGCGTCAAAGCTCTGGACAACTGTCCAGCTTCCACAGACTGAATGACACCTTTCTGCTCTTGCGATCCGAGAGGTGCTGTGTCTACGAAATTGTCACCGACATCGACAAACTCCATTCTCTTAGTCTGAGGGTTGATCACCCCGGTAGAAGCAGTCTGTGTGTCGTCAGGAGTTAGAGTCGCAAGGGTGGCCGCCGGATCAGCATACCCCGTTGAGACCGTAGTGAGCCCTTGGGACTGCGCTGTCAGCGTTGCACTCAAGTCACCACTCAAGGCGAGTTGTAGACTGACGGCAGCTTTCGTAACATTCGGGCCGCTAACAACTAAGCGACCATCCCTCAAAGACACTCGTCTGCCGTATTGGAAGTTGCCGATTACTTCAAACCCACGTTCATCGCTCACCGGAACGATTACGGACGTAGTTGATTGAAGAATGTCCTTGGAATCAATGACCGTGACGTTCTTTGTGGGCAGAAGAAGTAACTCGCTAATGACCCCACCGCCAGCCGACGTGTCATGGGCGTACACATACACCCCAGATGAGTTAAGACCGTACTGGTAACGATTAGTCCCCAACTTATCGATTAGCTGATCCCGCGCACCAGTGACCAACCTGTCTTGCTGAAGAGGCAGGGTTTGAGTCTGTCGTTCCACCCTTTTCTGTTGATCAGAAACCGATAGGTTAGGGTCGGGCACACTCGCAGGCTTCTGTCCCGCTTGATTGCTGATATCCGCAGGGGTGTAGGGTCTAGTGTAGACCATCACTACGTTTGGGTAACCCACGATTCGTCCGGTCTTAGGGTGCCGAAGAATGAGTGGATCGAAGGGGTTATCGACACCCGCCGCTGCCGCGTAAGAAGCTTCATCTGGAGGGAGAGTGGCCGCGCTACCCGCCTCTAACTTGAAAATCCCGCCCGTCGCAAGTTGCCTAGACGAGTAACGAAATGTCCGTTTCTCCCCCTCCTTAGACTCGTCTGGTACGTTATTGAAGGAAGTTAGCTTGATATTCCCTATGCCTTTAGGGGCGATGAACTTGGAGCGTTTAGCCGTGAGCGTCAACTGCGTGGTGGCACGACCCCCAAACGCAATGTTGTGACTGATCCCCGTGGTATACCAAATTTGATCTTTGGGGGCGATGTAGATTGGAAAACCTAACCGCAACTCCGCTCGCATTGGGATGGTTACGGTCGCTTGATTACGCGCTGAGTTGATCCTATCCAGAAGATCCAGCCCGTAGTAATACATGGCTTGAGGAGACGATAGGAACTCCGAGGTGTGGTCCTGTGATCGCCACCCGTACCTACGCAAAAGGCGGTAATCTGTGACAAACGTGCCTGGGGTTGCAGGGCCGTCAATACCAAGGTCCTGCGTACCGCCATAGGACCCCTTAAGCACAACCTGAGTCACAACACTCGATTCCGACTCAGAAAAATCCCAGTCGATGATGTCAATGTCTTGGATCCAAGACACAGGCTTGTTGCTCAGAACATCTAGGTTGTAAAAGGGTGGTTTGAATACGATGTCGCCGGTCACATCCATGTAGAACTCGAACCCCAGAGCTTCTTTACATGTGTTGGCGATTTCTAGTTTAGTCTGGTACTCAGACTGCCATATGTCCATGTTTCCGGCGTTAGCTGTCACGAAACGGTACGCGGCTACCTGGTCCGAGGCGGCGTCAAAGACCACCTGACCCCCGTCCACACCGCCGTTAGCGTCACGTATGATGGTGGAGACAACCGCACCCTTGTCGCCTTTGGCCCTAGAGTAGGTGTCAAATAGCGTGTCCCCGCGAACTGCAACACCTTGTGTTCCGTAAAGTAAGAGGCTGCTACGTATACGAGCAAAACGCTTACTCCAGTACCGCATGATATCGTCGGACGCCACAGTCTGGGCTTCTGTGTTCTTCTCTCGTATGACGTTGTTTAGGGTCCCTGTAGCCACGATAATGTCCCCGAAGGCTTGGTTCGCCAGCGTGAACATTATGTCGTAAGGGTTAACCTGAGCAAAGACGTTACCCTTGATGGTTTTCCCCTCCTGCGGGTTAGGAGCTGTGAACGCCGCGTTGACGTTCACCTTACAAATATCCCACCACTTCAGAATATCCGCACAAGAGATACTGACAGAATGCTCACCCCCGGAGTAGCTGTCCCCAACTTCCGTAACGATACCCCAGAAAATAGGGTAGTATTGTGGAATACCTTCCACCAAGTAATACCCCTTGGAGTAGATTTCTACCTCCATCATCGACGTGATGATCGGATTACCGTCGAAGTAGAAGTCGTCGATGGCGTGCCGTGGAATTGACAAGTTGAACGAGGCTGATCCAGGCGCACGATCTATTCCCAGATCGGTTTGAACTGACGTGATGTACTTGTTGAAGTCGAACGACCTGGAACAGCTAGGGCAACCTACGATCGCCTGCTCGCCATTCAAGTAGACAACCGTATCTGGAGCCGTGACCACAGTTGGCCGGACCCCAGATTGGTAGGTACCTTGATAGGGACTACGAGCCATCAGCCAGCCCCGGTAAAGTCGTTGGGCCCTACTGGACCCAAGCCATCATCGGACGGTAACGCAGGAGGCGGTAACGCCACATTCGGGCTAGGTTGAGGTGCAGTGTTCCCAGCCATGAGTGGGTTGCCCCCAGCACTGGTAGGAACGGAGGGCACAGTGGGCTTACCGTACATGTACTGGTTGTCCTCAAAATGGTCCAATAGGTACCACGAACGCACGGTGAACGAAAAAGAATACTCCAATGTGAAAGGAGCTGAATCGGTCTCAGTTAGGGTGAAGGAGTCGAAGGACCCTATGTACAAAATCTTGTCGTAGTAGAGGTAGATTGAGCCGACAACCGACAGGTTCTTAGCCCTGGAGTTTCCCGGCACAAGGGGGTCTGGAAACCAGATCCCTCCGTTATTCTTGTATATGAGCCACAGGGATAAGAGATTCTGGTAGCTCTTAGAGAACTGTCGAGCCGTTCGACTAAGCCCAGGGCCAGTTGGGTTATTGGCGTCTTGAGCGAAGAACGCGGCAACTTTACCCGAAGCCTCGATCTTGTCCTGGTTGTCGCCCCAGTGTTCGACAATAGGGCCGTTCCTCCCCCAGTTACCGTCCGATATGAGTTTCTCGGCTGTGACTTGGAAAGACTGCGGGTTGACCAACATTCGTAGCGGTGGTGTCCTAGCCATCAGTTCGAGGGCTTGCCGCATCTGATTGATCATGACCCGTTGTTGCTCTAGAAAGGACCCTTCCAATTCATCAGTTCTGAGGGATTTGGCAGCAACCTGTGAGGTAGTCTTGCTGGCCTCATTAGCACTTATGGCCCCCAGCTCTACCCAATTCGTTGCAGGCTCACTGTCGGAGACGAACGGCACTTGCACAACGGGTGCCGTAGAAGTGTCCTTGGTGTCGGAAACCGATCGGCCCTGTAGCTTAAGCCAGACCTCAGGAGAGATGCGAGCTGGCCGCAATAAGTCTGGGGCATTGATTTTATCCGCTGCTCCCGCTGCTAAAGGCTGAGGGCGTGGGGTACCAGGCCCTCCTGGTACATTCTTCTCAAGCACCTCAAAATGCAGATGGGGTGCCACCGGAGGCCCAGGCAAATGAGTAGTACCCACGTACCCAATAACCTCACCACCAACGACTTTTTTACCTGCCGAAAGACCGGGCGCAAACCCTTTCAAGTGACCGTAGACAGTGACGCGGCCATCCGCATGCTCGATCAAGACACAGTTACCGTAGCGGTCCCGAACACCATCCGGAGCAACGGTCACCACCGTACCATCCGCCGCTGCACGAACGTCAGCCCCAAGTTCCGCTCGAATGTCTATACCAGCGTGACGTTTTGCAGGACCAGGTTGGATCAACCTGAGGGAACCTGGATTACTAAAGGGGGAGCTTATCTTACCAGTTGGCACTAACCCTGCCCCAGCTTTAACCGAAGTGGGTTCGTCGGTATCCGCTACCTCATCTTCAGCCTCAAGACCTACATCGGGGCCTTCAGCTACGAAGGTACTGTCTAGAGATCGTACAGAAGCGGAGCGATCCAGGATTCTCCCTGTAACGTCAGAACTCGGAGGGACGAATCCGACCGCCATCACATTGACGTCTTTAGGGCTTCGGAATTGTACCCCGGATAAAGGAATGAATTGCCCGTCAAGCGGTTCTGGCTGAGTCTCAAGAGCCTGGTAGAACGACAATAGCTCGTACACAGCGGGTTCGTAAAAATCCGCTGTATCTTCTATGTCTTGAGCTATCCGCTTCTTTGTGACCATTGCCTGTTACTCGACCCCATTGCCAACTTCGCCTGCCGGACCGAAAACCCCGAAGTCCACACTCACATTCCTAGGCACCTCAACAACACTATTGGCAACATTGTTGTTCGTCTGTTGGAAGTTAGGGGCGTTCTCATAGTTAGTCTTACCCCTTGCCGAAGGATCTCGACTGAGCCCTGGGATCTTCATCAACTCTTCTTCGACCTTAAACGTCCAAGACACCTTAAAAGTGAAGGGTTGGTCGTCTGTTTCGGTCACATCAAAGGATCGGAAATACCCGATGTACGTGCCGCGATCAAAAAGCAGCATCACGTTGCCTTGCAGCACGATGTTGCCGTAGGGGTCGTAAACGCTCCCGTTGTTGCGGTAGAGATCATGCAGATCTCGGTAGCGATCCCATGCGATAGTCTTGTGGCGCAGCACTGAGGACAGCCCCGTAGATATGTTCATGAACGCGCCGGTCGAGCCATCAGCAGAGATAGCGGTCAAATCGTCCCCCCAGTGTTGCTCCACGAAGCCGCCCCGAGTCTGGATTCGTTCAACTTTCTTAGAGTGGTTCTCCGTAAAGGTCTGCGGGTTGATGTGCATCACCAAGGCATGCGGCAACAGGCATCGCCGGTTGTTGAGCGGGCTGGTTATTTGGAAGGCCATTGGGATGTAGGACTTCCGCTGCTCAAGACCGTGCTGATAGTTGGGGTTCGTGGACGGAACCTGCAACAAGTCAGTATCTGGGTTAGGGGAAGGAATGTGGGGCATCGCAGTACCTCTCAGCGCAACCGCTTATTACGGTCATGCTCCGCAGCGCCCTCAACCACACGAGCGTCAATGAAACGCCGCAGGTCGCCCTTCAACTCCAGCTCGACCTTCAGGTTCCCGCCACCACCACGGCCACCTGCGGGAGTGATCCGCTCTCCGGTGCCCACCGATGCCAAACCTTCACCTGGGGCCGAACGGACGTTAGCTATACCATTGGCGATACTCGTTACAAGACCACCGTCCGCGTTAGGCGACAGCATCTTACCCAACGCAGCTTGAGGGCTCCCCATAGTTGTGGCACCGCCTACAACACCTGACCCAAAGCTACCGGGACTAAAGGCACCGCCTCTCAGGCCCTGAGCCACAACCTTTTGGTCCAAATCTTTGTACATGTAATACTCGAACAAACCCGTGCGGATAGCCTCAAGGGTGGCTCCACCCATCTTGTCAACTGTGCTCTTCTCAATCGGAATACCCCTCTTGAGGGTGTCCGTCACACCCCCCACAGCCGCCGTAGTAGCCTCCACATCAGCGGGGGTAGCGGGGACGGTGGCAAGGGCGGCAACGGCAGGAGAGGCGGCAGGAGAGGCGGCAGGAGAGGCCTTTGGGGCCTCTTTGGGGGCATCACCCCCAAAGAAGTCAGCCACGCCACTCGCCATATCCGACCACACGCTTGTGGTGGGGGCGGCCTTGGGGGCAGTAGGGGCGGCCTTGGGAGCGGCGGCACCATCAGCAGCCTCCTCAGTGGCCTTTGTCAGCCTCTCCATGACTGCGACGTAATCCGTCTGATCTAAGTAGTAGGCCAACTTCGTGGCCATCTCATCAGCGGTCAATTTCCGACCCAGCTTTGCTTCGGACGCCTCGATATCAGCAGTGGATTGCTTCTTTGTGTTAGTGAAGCCGTGTCCCGCTATGGTCCTATTTGTGCTGCTATCCGCAACGGCATCCTCAAGGGCTGCCACAATAGCCGCTTTATCGTCCTCGCTACTCGCACTCATTTTGTCCGCGAGTGCAGGCAAGACCACTTTAGACAACGCATCCTTCTGGTACTTCGCCGCGTCCTCCCCGGATGCCTTCCAGGCACTCATGAGTTCTGTGTTTTTAGATTTCTCTAAGCCAGCTTGGATTTTCTCACCCTTGACATCCGCATCACTCTTCCCACCAAACATCGGGCTGTCAGCAATTTTCTTGAGGGAGGTGAAAATCTTGGTCAGGAGATTCTCTACCAAGATGGAGAACTCATCTAGAGTGCTCACGGTAAGGTGTGCAGTAGCGTCTTGGAACTCCTTTGTTTTTGCCGAGGCTTTGAGCAGATCTTGCTGGCCTTGAGTGAAGCTGTTGTAGATATCCTGATCATCTGCACCACGCACGTTAGCAGCAGTGGCGGCTTTCCCAGTAAGACCGCTCAGCTTCTTCAGTTGAGCGGTCTCTTTGACCGTCAAAGACAGACCCTTTTCCAACTTTTTGGCAAGGGTCTCCCGCGTAATCTCCAAACTCCCAGACATGAGAGCCATCTGAGTTATCATGTCCTCGCTCTGACCCGTCATCCCCTTGAAAGCAATGATCTGAGTGCCCGAAAGTTTCGCCAGAGGTGTGCCGAAGTTCTTCTGAGCCAGGGCCTCAAGTAACGCCATGTTCTCCCCAGGACCCTGATCTTTAATGACCATGGCCAGATCAATAGAGTTCTTAGTGTTTAGGCGACCCTGATTAATGGCGAGTCGTTCCAAGGCCCCACGTTGGTCGGATGTGATCTTATCCCCAAGTGTGGCCAACAAACCGGACATCCCTTTGGTGTCCCCCTTAGAGATAGCATCTTTCAGGGCTAACATGGAGGCAGGATCAACTTTGGCCCCCAGGTCGCTTACGGTACTTTCAACCCTGCTGGATAACCCCTTCTGAGCGATACCCCTGGCTTTACCCTCACCAGCCAACATGACTGTTTTCAAGTTATCTAAGACATCGCCCTTACCGAAATCGGTGAGTGTGCGAAGGAACTTTGCTGAGTCCCGAGGATTCATCACCTTGCCCATAGCAGTGAGCGCTGTGGTGACGTCAACCATGCGTAGGGCAAACAGGGACAAGTCTGTGGAAAAGCTTTTGATGATCCCAAAGAACTTGTTGCTCGCCATCCCAGCCTCAGCCGCACCCTGCGTTAGGCGTTCATACTCCACAGTGAGGCTGGTTAGGCTCATCCCTACTTCGCTGGTAAGCTCCCCTTGAAGTTGAGTAAGTTCACTCAAACTAACGCCCCAATTCCTAGAGTATGCAACGCTAGTCCACATCACGTCGTTGAGGCCTGATAGCCCACCGGACAGCTTACTCACTTCTTTTGGGACCTTCGCGATTTGATCGTTGAGCATCGAAAGAGTCACACCCTCAGCCCCGAGCTGAGACTGAAAAGATGAGGTCATTTCCTTGGTGATGCCTCGCTGCACGTTGACCAGACGTGAAGCCTCGTCATAAGCCACACCCATAGCCTTCTCGGCCGCAGCGGCACCCAAGCCTACATTACCCATGCTACCGGCCAAGAAATCGGCGCTACCAGAAGTAGACAGAATTTCCTTCTGGAAATCCTTCATGGCTGCTTCCGCACCCAGGAGGAATTTAACAATGCCCATGATAACCCCACCAATCATACCCAGCATGGGGAGCATCGTACTAATCCCCTTAAGCACGGGGGCGATACTGGACGCAAGCTTACCGATAACCCCGATAACGCCCTTCATCGCTGGGTCGCCACCCGTGGCTTCTTCTTTCTTGGCAGCGGTATGCATCTTACCGATAAGGTCTAGCTTGGAAACGGTTTTTCCAAACACCCTGCCCAACCCTACAAAGATCCCCGGCAAGTCCTTTGAGGCGAAAGCCCTAAATGGTTCTGACAAGTCCTCCCCAGACGCCTTGAGTGCATCAGTCAGGCCCTGTATATTCACACTCTTTTCCAAATCCTGGTGGGGCTCTGCCATGCTCTCCCCAGATGCTTCAAGTTCTCTGAGGGTCGCTAACTCCTGCTTCTTGACACTGAGGATGCTTTCAGCCCCCTTCAGAGCGACTTCCTGGGCTCGAACCATCTCCATGACGGACTCGACGTTTGCCTCAGCCGCCGCCACCTTACTCTTTGAGGCCGCTATAGCGGCCTCATCAACACGCAACCCGCGCTTCTGGTTCGCAAGCTGCTTCTGACCAAGGGCGTAATCGTCCTCTCTAAGGGACTTCAACTCCTTCTCTGCGTTGGTCTGTCGCGTCTTTAGTTCAGTAACGACCGCCAAAGTCTGCTTAGCTGTCTTCACAACTTCAGCAAACGACAAGTTAGTGGACGCAATTACGTCCCTAATCGCTTTGCGGGATTTCAACTCCTTCTGCAAGACAGGGCCCACCACTTGCTTGACCCGACCCATCCTGTAAAGATACTGAGTAAGGCCCTTGTTCAGATCCTTCTCATTCCTCTCAACCACCTTGAGTTTCTTGGTCAACTCCTTCTGAAATTTAGTGGCTTGCGAGATCGCGGTCTGAGAATCGACCGCAAACTTGAAGTTGACTACTTCTGGTTTTTCAATAGCCACGGATCATGTCTTTCTTCTGAACGGTGGGGTCCGAGGGGCTACAGTCGCAGGTAACGAAGTAGCCTGTGCTGTATCGCGATCTGTAGTAGAAACTGCCGCATCTGGGCCCAGTTCCCATCGCTGTAAAAAGTCTTGAGTCTTACCGTCATGGATCTCCGGGTACACCTGCCGTCTACCAGCCTCTTGAGCTTGAAGCTGTTTGCGGCGCTCTACCCGCCTACCTACCTCACCGGGTGTTATACCTTGCATGTCGGAACCACCCACGACATCATGGTCGCCAAACTGAATAGCATTCTCTTTTGCCACGACTTCAATCTGATTCCGACGCGCATTGTACTGATCTCGGATCTTCGTCTCGTGGGCATCGATCACCTGATCGTGCCAATCCTTATCCCCACGAAGATCCTTCTCTAGCTGAGAAGCCAGTTCCTCAACCGTACTGGCGGACGTAACCACAGCACCGGGGGTCATAGTAACGTTAGAATCAGGTCTTTCGCCTAAAACGACCTCCCGAAGAAGTTTGTCTTTACGGGCCAGGCGTTCTTCCTTGTCCTTACGCCTACGCTCGTTGTCCTGGTTGTAGACCTTTGTGATACCCTTACCAGCGAAGCAGGACCCTACAAATTTAGAGTTCTCCCACTCCCGCTCGTGCTGCTCATTCCTGTCCTCAGCGTGGTTGACGGCTCTCCAAAGTTGCTGTGCCCAATTGAGGCCCAGGTGTTGGGTGCCCTCTAGGCCCGTTACGGCAGTCGAGGTCAAATCCAAACCTTTAGTTTGCATCCAACGGTACCGGGACACCGATTCCATCGCGTACGCCTCAGTAAGGATCACAGCGTTAGAAGACCGGCGATTCACGTTACTCACGTGCCGAACAATCATAGCTCTGGCTTCTTTGGGCAACGTCTCAAACAACTCAGCTAACTTAGGAAGCCACTTAGAGCGCTCCGAAAGAATGTTGATACCGTCAACCATGAACACGCCATAAGCCAAGAAGGTGGACCAAAACTTAGCTGTGACGCGATTGCCCCTTAGGCCGCCCCCTAACCTAAGCAGCTCGAACTCGTGGTGATTCAAGCTCTTGAACACGAAGTACACATCGTTTATCTCGGCAGCTACCGTGATAAACCCGCGATAGAGCACAAATTCAACGTCCCGATAGACCTCTAGGTTAACCTCCGGCTCTTTAGGAGCCGTGATGTGGATGGCCTGAGACCCGTCGTGCTCAGCACGTAACCTTGTCTGCTCCGCCTCGTACGCCTGTGCCTGTGCTGCCTCTGACATACAGCCTAGATCTTGGGTTGAGGCTTAAATCTTGGGTTGATACCGGCAGAAGGGGGTTTATCCAGAATCGTAGCCAAACCCGACGCATCAAAGGGCTCTCGTTTGCGTACCTCCACAGGCCCCTGCGGTTGATCAGGGCGGTACACTTCGATCAAACCATGACTGTCGGCAGCCCCTTCCAAAGCGGCAATCTCAGCCCCACGCTTCAATGCAGGTGACGTGTCTTGAGATGCCTGTGCTGCCACCACCGGTACCGGCGTACGAGATGCGATCACCTGTTGTAGGGTCAAATGTGGATCCATGGGACGACCCGCAGACGGGCGGGCTTGATCAGCAGCGGCTTGATCAGCAGCGGCTTGCTGAATAGCGGCTTCTGCCGCAGCAGCGGCTTGATCAGCAGAGGCTTGCTGAATAGCGGCTTCTGCCGCAGCAGCGGCTTGATCAGCAGCGGCTTGATCAGCAGCGGCTTGATCAGCAGCGGCTTGTGCCCTGGCCAACTCATCGGTCTTGGTCATCGCTGCCTTGATTTCGTCAGCAGTGGATTTCCGCATGAGCCCAAGCTCATCCAAAATCGAAGTCACCATAGACTGCGGCATGGCCTCCTCGCACTCCTGTGCTTCCAACAGCAACCTCCGATACTTGTCCTCATCCCGCTCATCGGAAAGAACAAAGGTTACGCCCTGCTTAGCCTTGATCTCAGCCGCTCCAACCACGTCACCAAACTTACGGAAAGCTGTGAATATAGCCTCCTTGCCCCATGTACCAAGTACCTGTTTGTTCAGATACGCATGCAGCTCGTGCTTCACAGTTTTAGTTTGACCCGGCCTCTTAGGGTCGTCCTCATCAACCTCTACGAAAGCAGTGTCACGGAGATCAACCCCATTGAGAGACACTATCGAACGCGCAATGTGCCCCCGCTGGTAGGCATTCAAGTACGCCATACCGTCAAGACCATCGCAATCTTGTAGGATAGAGTTGTACTCGTCCTGCCTAAGATTACGAAGGACAAGTTCACAATCTTCAATTGTGAATGCCTCCTCAACCAAACCGACATTCTTGGCTTTGGCGAGGGCGTCCTTGAGTTTTTTACCGTCTATTGCCATGCTCATCCTCATTTGATGTGAGGATGACAGCGCTGAACTGAACGTGATCTACATCTGGGTCTGGTGTCCTACCCCGCGACCTGAAATTTACATCTGGTTTGATCTTATTTGATGCACATCTAGCTCAACCGCTGTCACCCACGTCTCGCCGCCTACCCACTAGATCGGAACGACCGAGTTACTGTTGTTAGCGAACCTCAGGGAGAAGCCCTTGCCCGGACCACCATTATCCGACACTGGCGCAAGGCCCGTATCGATGAACTCACCATACTGGCTCACGCCGTCGATGATGTCCGTAACGGTGCACTCAGCGTTCTCAACGACCATCGCCGAGTCACTGGTGAAGCTCGCCGAGTTGCTGTTCAACCAGCACCCCTCGAAGAAGGTCAAGAGGGCTCGCGGGGTAACGATTGGGTTGTCCGCACTCGTGGGACCCGTCGTAACAGTCGCCGCAACCGAAGTACCATTGGGATCCTGGAGCGAAGCCAACTCCGAGAAAACCATCTCTTGCTTGATGTCGAAGGGCCAACGGTGGTGACGCAGCGAACGCGCCAGACCGTCGATGCCACCCTTGTACCCAACGACCTGCCACAGGTTCGCCGTGTACAACAGCGTGCGGTTCAAGGTCAGGGTCATCGCTTCAGTGATCGACGGCACAAGCTCGGCAATCTGATCGCCGTAACCAACGCCACGAACTGAATCAATGGTACGTGACTCCTGGTACCCGAACTCCGAGATCACCCCGAGCTGCTGAAAGCCGCCCGCACCGACTGTGTAGCCGTAGATCTTGTTCTTCTGAGACACAGCCGCACGTGTATTTGGCGCTGTTCCCATCCTGTAAATGTAATTCGATGTAGTTACGTTCGCCATTTTAGGACTCCTTCAGCGGTTCAAGAGCGGTTCAAACCTCGAACAGCCCGTGGATCTCAGTCGCCTGCTTGGAGAGATCCGCCAAGTCGTTGCCAACCCACGGTTGTGCGAGATCCACGTTCTGCGCAATCTCAGCGACCCGAGATGCAATCTTGTGAAGATCTTGTTTGGCACGCACCGAATCAAACCGCTTACCAGCGGTCTTGAGACGTTCAATCGCCTCATCCGTCGCCGCTACCTTGGCTACGATGTCTTCGGCGAGTTCCACATTGGCGGTGAAAGTGTCGTAGGAAGCGGTCTTGAGCATGGCAGTTTGTTTCTCCGACTCGCTATAGCGAGCAATCTGAGCCTGACGATCATGGCCCTGCATAAGAGGGTTAGTAGTAGACGAAAACCGAGCCCGCCTAAACGGCAGCATTGCCCACATCCGGTCGAGGTCCACGGACAGCATCACCTGGTGCGAGGACACGAACTCCCTGAGCGCTACCCGGGCTGTTCGCGTGGGTACCAAACCGGTGATCAGCTTGAGCACAGAAATTGGGCCTAGCATGTAACGCTGGCCGTCCGGGACCTGAACGTAGTCCACAAACCCGTCGGTCCCAAACGTCACCATGGCCACACGACGTGGCTGCTGCGTCTTCTTGAGCGGTGGCATCCCTACAGGGAACCCACTAGAAGAACATCAATGCCACCGGGACCGCGCTCCGGACCTCCCGAGTACCGGAACCGTCACACGACGGACAGGTACGGTGCCCACAAGTACACGTGGCATCCGGGTCAACAAAGACCCGACACCTTGGAAGGTGCACATGCCCACGCCCCGCACAGATTGGGCAAACTTGTTTCACTACAGTTACGTAGCGCAACCTACAAATGAATCACGAGAATTCGCGGGAAATATCACTCATTCCAGTTGATGAACTTGCCCGCCTCGATCTCATCCTCTTTCGAGTCAAATGCCTCAATGTAGGCCTCAATTCTGTCCTTCAAACTGTCCCGCCAGCCCTGCGTGCGCTTCACGATCGGGGCCTTACCTGGCATCAGAGGACGGCCCCTAGCGAAGCTGTATAGCTGCACTCGAATCGCATCATCGCCAACCCCAGCGCCCGTAGTGCCGTCCTGTGCGATCGATGTCCAAACCCGGATACCCGTCTTGGGACTCAAGTACAGATCGAACACAAGCTCGCCCTTCTGCGCCCCTTTCTTAGGCTTGAGCACACGAAACGCTCGCTTGAGGAACTTCTCCATGTCTTCAAGAGAAATCGCTGTGTAGGTTGCCGCCATGGCCCGCTTTTTCATGACCCCCTCCGATCATACGTTGCGGGCATCTCATCGGCGTACCGCTCGATGGTTTCCAACACGTGTGGGTCCACAGCCTCAACAGCAGCCGTCTTCTCCCCAGACTCGAACACCTCGCCCTTGGGGACGTTCTCCCCCTCGTGCAAACCAGCCTCACGGACGAAGCGGCTGATGCCCGCCTCCATGCCGTTATCCGAAACCATGGGGCACAACACTTCGAGATTCACGGCAGCTCGGGTCAAGGCCACATACGCCAAGTTGCGCTCAGCCTTCAACTTCTCCGCTTCCTCCACCGGATCAGGTGGAGGCTCATTGGGACGAGGCCTACGCACAGGCGGGAACTTACCCGCAGGCATCAACACCGAAACGTTAGGCCACTCAAGACCCTTGACCGAGTGCACCGTAGAAAGCGTGATGGCCGGGGGTTTCGCCCGACGCTGCCCAGGATCCGCGATCTTGTTCTGATCCTTCTCCCACTTCTCGGGGTCGATCCGCAGAGTCTCCGACAGCTTCGAGTACCTGGCAATCTTGCTCACAAACCCTTGAGCCGTAGAAGGGTCTGTATTGTTGGTCTGGTCGTTATCGTTAGGAACCGCCATTTGGTACAGGAACTGAACGGCACCCAGACCCTTGCCCGGTACGTCCTCCTTCTTTTTGACCCCTAGCAAACCTTCTTCACCAACCTCCGGCACCACTTCCTCTGTCTCAGTCTCGTCCTCATCCCCGTCGTCATCGGCGAAGATAGCGGTGTCATGCGTGATCTGCTCACGCAACGTGCTGGTCTCCGTGTAGGCACCCCGCTCACGGGACCAACCTGAAACCACTGAGGTCATGCTGTCAAGGATGTAGTCCAGCAGCTTGTCCGTGCTGTTGTCCCCAGCCGCCACGAACGCGGACAAATCCCGCAGATTCTTGGCCATCCCCTTGAGGTTGTCAGCCAGCTCGTCCACACGCTTACCGTACATCCACTCGCCCTTGCGGACATCGCCACGAGCGGAGGCCATGATCTTGAGCCTGTACGGCTGCTTGAGCTTGTCGGCAAGAAGCCGGATGTTGCGGCTCTCCAACAAGGCCATAGGGCTCACGGACCTGATATCGACACGCTCACGCCTGGAGAGGTCATCGAGAGCCTCATCCACAGCCTTCGCCACATCGTCAGGACCCAGGTAGGTGCCACGATCGGGCTTCATGAGCGCCGACACGAGAGAGCCCTTCATCTTCTCATAGTCATTGCCCGTGATCAGGTCGATATACCCCAAGACTGCCTTGGTTTCAGGGGCCTCCAAGAAGCCCTTACCACCACGCCGCACGTAGGGGATCTCGTTGATGATGCAGGCAGTCTCGAAGTCGTTCAACTCTGCGTTGGTGCGTGCCAGAACCGCGTAGTCCTCAGCCTTCGCATCTTCGGTCGCGATGTCCTTGACCACACGACCGATAGTCTGGATCGCCGCCGACGTGTTGTCGCTTGGCGTGTCCACGATAATAGAAGCCTTGCCCCTAGCCTTCTTAGGGTTAGCTCGGGCTTCCATAGGGATGTTGCCATCGTTGTGGGCAACCAAACGATTGGCAGCATCAACGATCTCCGGCTCGCAACGGTAGTTCGTCTTGATCATCCGGGTCTTCCAACCCTCTTTACCATCGAGGCTCGTGAACAGCTCAGGACGAGCGCCACGAAACTGGTAAATGGCTTGCTTATCGTCCCCGATCATCCACAGAGATTTGCCGTCAGAGCCATCCCCGATGTGCTCGGTCATCAACTCGAAGATCTGATGCTGCACAAGGTTCAAGTCCTGGCACTCATCGACCAAGAAATGGTCGAACATGCCCTGGACCATTGCCTTGGCTTTCGGGTCCCGCTTCAAGATCTGCTGGAACACCTTGAGCATGTCGTCAAGATCACCTAGACGCTCACCACCCGGACGATTCTTCTTCATGAAGTTGTCGTAAGCCGGTGACACACACGGCGGACGCCACCCAGGGATGTCACCCTTGACGCCCATATACATCTCGTACCAAACGACCGCCTGGGCTTCCGCCTTCGAGGTCACCTTTTTCTTAGCCTCTTCGAGACTCACGTCGTTGCCACGCCACTTGTTCAAGAGCAGGTTGGCCTTCTTGGCCTTCGGGGGCTCCACCAGCCATTCAACGGGGAAGCCGAACCGTCTGGCCAAGCCCTCCACGTCGCAATTGGTCCAGATGTTACGGATCGCAATTGAAATCGTGGTCGGACTCACGGACCGCACGCCCTTCTTGGGTGGCGCGATCAGACGGGGCGGCTTGAGCATCGCCTGTTCCTCAGGTGTGCCGAAACCAGGCACCTGACGGTCCCCCGTGATGAACTTGTAGAACAGCGAGTGCATAGTGCCGACCTGGACCCCGACATCGGAGCCATCGGTCCCCAGCTTCTTCGCAATCTTACCCTTGAGTTCATCAGCCGCTTTGCGGTTGAACGAGCACGCAAGGATACGGTTGGGATTCTGCTTGCGTTCCTTCACCAAGTAGTCAATGCGAGCCACGAGCGTGGTGGAATTGTGGTTAACAAAACCACCAGCGGAAAATGAGTGAGTGCCAGGCACTACGAAGTCGTAGACCTCCGCCTCAGAGTCCTCTAAGATACCCACCGCGTCATAGAACCAGGGTGTTTCTGAAAACTTCTGAAGAGCGGCACGAGCTGGGGTATTAGACTCCGGGTAGGCGTGTAGGAATTTCAGTAACGTAGGCTTTGATGCATTCCTTGTGCCACTGATGCAACATTTAAAAGCCCCGTACTCAGGGTATAGCGTAGGGTGTAAGCCAGCGCCCTTGGCCTCTTCATGCACCTCCCTAAACAAATGAGAGATGCCAGGAAAGACGTCAAGATTAGGGTTCGAGGTTAGATCGTTCAACGCCGATTCGGCGGCCTGTTGTTTAGCGACTAGGTTAAAACCTATATCTCGCAAGAACAGCCTGGCATTGTCCCCAGTCAACGAAATGTTCCAGCACCCTCTCTTGTCATTAGGCTTAAAGCGTAACGCCGACACGATACCGAAGGACAGAAGTAGTTGATGGATCTGCCTTGCAAGCTTTTCACTTGAACTGTCATAGTAAACAGTGCTTCGGTAGAACCCGCCATCCCCGTCAAAAAGGGCACGAAGAAAAGACACTACAACTTTTTTAGGGGACCTAAGAACCCCAACCGGAACCTCTTTATCGTAGGCAAGTGAATAAGTGAGCCCAAAGTCAGCAAGGGCTTCTAAATTCGCCTTGCGGTAGAACTTCAGACACCAATGCTTTTCAGATTCGTCATAGAAAGCAGTCCACTTTGAGATGATACCCTCTACAGAAGTCTTGTAAAGACCCAACTGTGCCTCGTCCGTGGTCGTCAAGTTAACAACGGAATGATGCCCGTAGACAACTTGGCCCTCACTTACAATGTAACCAAGAAGAGAGGCAACCTGTGGTGTCAACTCAACGGGTATATTGGAAGGCTCTGAATTAGTGACTTTGACAAACGCACGCTCAGAAACACGAAACGGTTCCTCCGCAAACAACCCTGCTCGACGATCAATGCATAAAAAGTCTGAACTTTCGACCTGCCCCAGTGCTACCCATTGAAGCTCCCCATCCCGCAATACCCAAAGAGGATGGTTAGGAGTACCTTCAATCTGATACCCTAGATGGGTTGTCAACCTAATCGTGCTTCGACGCCCGTTATTCAGGATAGTGCTGGTCTTTTCTGGACCACCTAAGCCCAACACAGTCTCAACCAACTCTGACTCTTCGTTCGCGGCCAGGTGCTCTGCAAACTCTCGAATTGGGATCATCCCTCTAACGGTTTGAACAAGAGTATCCCCTCGAATGCACTTCCCAGCACCCGCACCGGCTGCCACCAAGACCTTGCCGTCGGTGAGCGCTGCCGCTTGCTGTTCCTCATCCAGACTCCGGAGAGAAGCTGGAACGTTGGTGGACTTGCTGGGGTCCGTCATGGCAGCCGCCACAGCCGCCGTAGCAATGCCCACAACCTCGGACTTATTCGGAGGCACATCGGGCTCCCCCGAGACTTCCATGGCCCTCTGAGCCGCTCCAGTGGCCCGCGTCTGCATGTCCAAGAGTATCTGCGCGTGCTGGTCCGAAGCCTGTTGGCTGTCCTCAGAAGCCGGGGTCGCAGCCTGTTGTTGAGCCTTGGCCGCGTACAAGGAATCGAGGTCTGCCGCCGCCTCGTCTCCGCCAACCGATACCGCGTTCTGAAACGACCCAGAACCAGCCGTCTCAGCCGCTACGTCGATCCACTTACGCAAACGCTGGTTCCTCATCGGAATGACGGCAAACTTATCGAGCGCTGCATCCGCGTCATCCACCATAGAGGCCGCCAACGCCGCCTTGACCTCCAGCAAAGCCTTGTTCGACTTGAACACAGCTCGCATCGTAGAAGCCCCGCCCCTCGAAAGAAGCGTACGCAACTGAAGGCTCCGCCGACCCAAGCCTTGCGTGTTGGTAGCCACAAACCGGAAAGCCTTGTCCAACATCCGCTTGTGGTTGGCACTCGGAAGGTTGTCACCCAAGAAGGCTTGGATGGTGGCCAGGTGCTGACGATCCGCGAGCCGAATGAGCATGATGCCCTTACGAATCAGGTCGTCTTCCACGTCGGGGCCTGCCGTTTCCTCAACGTACCGAGTGTACGTATCGAGAGCGAGCATGAACACGAGATACTCTGCGATCTCAAGCTCACCGATGTTGTCATCAGGATCAAGCTCGTCTGCAAGAACCCGACGGGAAACGCGCTCTGAAAGATTAGGCATACCTTGACTCCAACTTGCGTAATGTAGAGGAAGAATATCGGATCAACACAAAGGATCCCGAGCTGGGGGGCAATTTGGACCCAAAAGCGGGAACTGTGGTGGACACGCCGGAGAGTCAGGCTGAGGCTGAGGCGTCATCGGGATGTTTGGGAACACCCTGATCAAACGTGGACGAAAGTTCATAACCAAGGCGTAGTCATGGAGCATAGCTATACCATCTGCCGTGCAAACGCGAAAGGCCAGACAGCCCCAAGTGTTCCTCGGGATCTCGATCGTGTTGCCCTCCCACCCCTGAACGGTGAGCAACGGAACCCCATACATGGTCGCCACATCGGCCTGCGTGAGCTGCAAAGCCTCCCGGAGAAAAGCGAAGCTTTCCCCACGGATAAGCCCCATTTGAACCAAAGTCGAGGCCGCCCTGAGGTTCGCCGCCTTCTGGACAGGGTCAGAGAAAGACGGGCCCCACTGATACAAACGCCCCGGCACCGCCGCCACGAAAATCAGCCCCGTGGCCCCAACCGGCATCAACAGGTCAAAGAGCCCGATCTTACCCACCTGCTCGGGGTAATCCGCCTCCAGTACAACTATCGGAAAATCAGCAAGGTCGTCGGCCATCTAGACCCCCGTTAGTGAACGTGGTGTAACTGCTTAATAATATGGAAATTAACGTGCGGATAGAACGGGACCTTCCGGCCATAGTGCCCGATGCAGTGTCCTTCGAGACCGGGGCCTCCAAAGCCCAACTCGAAACCTCGCTGGCTTACGAGCACCACGGCTCGGAATTCACCCCCTTCGACCGTGGGGCTTTGCCCAGTTTCTACGAGGACTTGCTGCTCGGCCGGGCCATGCCCCTGGTATTCGCTACACCCCGTGTTCAAGACATTGACACCCTCATGGCCATCGCGTTGTTCCTACATCGAGATCTCGCAACACACCCAGCCACCGCTGGATTCGTCTACACGGTGGACTTCGTGCACCGCCTGGGGCTACCCGCTTTGGCCCACATCGAAGAAGACCTGGCCCGCTTCTTGTCAGCCCTTAGGGTCTACTTCCCCGACACCGGGATCTCGCAACGTGAGCTGAGCCACCGGGTCACCACAGCGGTGGGGTGGATCCGAGAGTACATCCATGAAGGCAAGCTGCCCCTTCTGGGACAGACGCCACACACCGAGGTGCGGATCCTGGACCGGGGAACCAACGGGTTTGTGGCGGCTGAAACCCAAGCACCTCTGTGGGACGGCTGGGTCGAGCTGTTTCGAGCCGGGTTCTTACGAGGGATCCTCGTAGACCACAGCCCAGGAGACCGAAAGCACTGCTTGGTCGCTCGCAAAAGCCAGTTCCTGGGGTTCGACCTACCGTTGGCTTGTCGGGTACTCAACCAGATGGAACTCGCGATGGGTGAGCTTGCAGACTGGACCACCACCCCAGACGGCCTCTGGCTCAAAAGCCCACCCGAAGGGACCCTACTCCTGCTCCGAGACATCCTGGAAATACTGGTCCGCGTCTGAGGGCTCAGGGCTTCTGCCAAACCAAAAGGGGTTCCCGCTTCATCCCCTTCTTGAAACTGCGAACAGGCATGTAGACAGGTTCCAAGGGAGTCAACCCCGCCAACTGAACTAACGGGCCCATTGCCAAATCCAACCGCAGACCGCCCACAGGCTTCTGAGGTAGGTTGAGAACCAAAAAGCCGCCAGATTTCAAACGCTGTGCCGCCCGTGCCACAACAGACCCCAAAAAGGACTGCACCCACTGCTCGACAGAGGACCCCCGTAACGACGCCTCAAACTTCTTCCCGTACACCTCCAGATCAAAGTACGGGGGTGAGGTAAACACAAGATCCAAAGCCTCGCCTGGATCAAAAGTTGTTGCATCCGCACACTCTATACGGCAGCTCGTCTTGCACTCAAGAGCATCTACCAGAGCTTGATTCCCTTGAGCTGTCTCGGGCTCCAGATCCGTACCAATGTAACGACCAACCCCAGCCGCCATCGCACCCAAAAGACGCCCACCGTACCCCGCACAAGGGTCCCAAACGACGCCACCCTTAGGGCAGTAATTCTCATACACGTACTTAGCTACCGCTGGCCGAAACACCGAAGGCGTCCGACTAAACATCACAACGGCCTTCAACACCCTCTCCGGGGTCGTAGGATGCCCTGAGTCCAGTTGCAGACGGATTGCTTTCCGCAACGAGGCATCGTTGTGCCACATGTCCCAGGCACTGCGGTCCCCTTGCCGCTTAGCGTGGTAACGGTTAGGAAAGAATGAAGCGCAAGCAGCCGTCCCAATAGTGCTGTACGGGTGAATCTGACGCCCAGCATCCAAATAGGGGACTAGCTTGTGTATCCTGGTCAACGCCTTCTTTAGCTCAGTTTCATTAGGAGGGACAACAGGGAAGGGTTTCATCCTTACCCCCAGGAGAGTGTCATTGACCTTAGTCCACTTAGCGCTTTCAGACAGGTGCTCCCAGAGAGCGCTACTCCCTCCCAACAGTGCCGTCCAAAAAGAGTCGTCGTGCACTGGATCCGAATGTCTAACGGTAATGACTTTGATGCCGTGTGCCTGAGCCATCTCTTTCTTCAGCACATCTATGGCCCGCAAACGATGAAACTCGTCTAGGGTACCGTGCCAGGATTCAGAAAACTTGAAGTGCTGATCCCCATGCGCTTCAATGACTAACTGGTGCGCTGGGAAGTACCCATCGTAATTGAAGGGCCGCCCTGTAGCGGAGTTGTATAGCTTAGGGTCAGCCCATTCCCACTGGTACGGGCCCAGAAACTCAGCAGCCTTGTCTAGAACTAACCTTTGCCAAGCAAGTTTGTTGCGAGTACGAAGACCCAGCTTACGGCAATAGTGTAGAACAGTGATCTGAGCCGATCCTAGAGATGCGGCAGCTTTAGCTACAATGATGGCCCCAGCCTCATCTGCAAAAGGTTTGAGATCATCTACGGTCCACCCATAGGACTGATCCGTAGATGACGCCACAAGTGATGCTTGGTGCTGGGCGGCGGCCTTGGACGCCCAGACAAGACAATCGGGCCACTTCACCCTAAAGGACTGTGTGTCCAGACCATGCGTACGAAGGTGTCCTGTAAGAGTCACACCCCTTAGCCCACACTCAGGGCACACAACATAGTCAACACCCTCTTGAAGACCGGCCCACTTCTCGTCCTCAACCTTAGCACGCACCATCTCCAAAGCCTTGGTATGCGCCTCGTCTCCAGCCCTTACCATGTGATGGGTAAGGGCCTGGTACCCAACAAAGCCACCACCACAGACTTCGCACCAGTGATCTGAACCGCGAGCCACATCCCGCTCACGGTACTGCTCAGTGGTTACCCGTGTCTTGCCCTTCCAACTGAGCCCAGCTCTCGTACCGGCGTCGGAATGCAATCGCTTGGAACGAGCGTCAAAGGCTTCCTTGCCGAAAGCCTGGACCCACTTGGATCGCAATGTGTTGGGACCCACCCCAATACGGGAGGCAACATCCTTAAAAGCTTCGTTCGTGTGGAACGGCTCAAGGAGTTCTGACTCAGACGCGGTGGACTGCTTGGGATCGTTCCTGTCCCGGGTAGAGCGAAACTGCTCCTCACCAAGCTGCTCTTTCAAGACCCTTCGGACGGTGTTCGGGCTAGCGCCGACTCGCTTGCAAAGGGAATCCAGGGTCTCACCGCCAAGAAAAGCGGTGACTAACCCTTCGGGGGTCCAGGAACCTCTACGCATACCCTGGACTCTACCGAAACCTCCCCAAAAAGCAAGAGGGTCAGAGCCAGTTCGTCTGACTCAGACCCTCTTACGACCCTAAGTGGTTGATTTTGCTTGGGTACTAGACCCGTGCTCGAAGGTTGAAGGTCATCATGATGTACAAAAGAGGAAATATTGGAGAGTAGTACATCTCGAAGCGTAGGACGGTAGGGTCCTCGTCGTCGATTGCTGCGGTCATGCCCGTGAAGGCTCCCACAATCTCCGCTTGGACCAAGCTCTTGAACAAGCTGGTCATGGAAACCACGACCTCGTTGGTGCGGCTCGCCAGGAACTTGGTTCCGATGAAGGAGTCCAAGATTGCCCGCGACTGCTGCTGCACGAAGTCCGCGATCTGCACCACGGTGGGCAACCGGGTCAGCACCGAGGTCATGTTCGTGGTTAGACCCTGGCGGATTCGGATGATCGGATCCAAGTCCTCCAGAATCGTGATACCAGCAACTGCCGTTTGGTTGGCCTCAACCGGATCCATGATTCGGGGGATACGGGTAAAGCCCTGGATGCGACGACGGGTGTACGGGGTCGCCACGTCAACCGCAGGTGACACAGCAGAACCCGCCACGGCAGCTCCGAAGAAGCTACCGTCCACGAGACTCTCGAACGACTGCCCAAGCGCATCGGTCAGGGTAATGACCGACGAATCCGGGTACAGCGCCAAGATACGGCTGGAGTTCAGGCCCTTGGCCACCGTTTGAGCGGAAGTCGGCGACGTGCCGGACGCAAACCCAATGAACCCAATACGCTCCGACTGGTTACGGATGTTCGACTGGACTTCGCAGTGTGCCGTCAGGTGCGTGAAGACCGCCGTGCTGGTGGAGAGCGGGATGATGATGTCCGGCTTGATGTTACCGGGCAGCGGGGTCGCCAACTCGTCGATGGCCGAGTTGAACGCCTGGTCCGACGCCTGGTTCGTGTTGGGGATCTTCAAGACCTGCTTGATGATCACCAACACAGCACCGTTCAGGATGGCCAAGTAGGCAGCCAACGTGACGCGATTCTCAGCAGAGGTCCTGCCGAAGTTCGCTTCGATCGTCTTGAGCTGCTGGAAGATTTTCGGCGAGTAGTCCTGCTTCAAGTAGCGGTAGCTGATGAAGTAGAAGTCCCCAACCGTCGGCTCCACACCGCTCGGGTTGTACGTCGTGAGCGAGGCAGTGTCGTTGACACCCACGCCCACCGTGTTGGAAACGAGAAGTTCCAGGCCACCAATCGAGTAGCGAGGCACCGAAGGCGACACATGGAAGGTCGGACCGACCTCCAACGTGAAGTAATTCGTGGGTGTGTAGCTGCCCGTGCTGGCCGGGAGAACCGTGAAGCGGAGCCCCGTGCGTGCATCCGTGTACGTCTGACCCGGAGTACCGGTGCCCGATGACCCTACCGGAGAGGTCGAGGTCACCACGTAGTTGTTCTGGGCATCCTCGCCAACATCGCCGTCAGTGCCAGGCGTGATGTTCGTACCCGTGGTCGGGTTGAACGCCGAGTTTGCGGAGTTTGCAAACCCGATTGAGGAGGTGGCGGCACCCACGGTCAAGGACTCGAACGTGATGTAGTTCTTGCCGCTGATGGGAGCCACGTACGCCACAGCGCCCGTCGCGTAACCCGCCGTATCCATGAGAACATCTACCACTTCTTGTGCCTCAACCAACGTCTGACTAGCGAACTGGTTCTGGGTGAACCCAAGAACCGCGTTTGCAGACCCGATGTTGATCAGGATAGCCGAACCCGAGTCGTTCGTGGTTGAGGTCAAACGAACCTTGTTCAGGTTCGCCCCCGTGCCCACGCTAGCCACAGAAGCTACCACCGCGTTGATGTCCGCCACCACCGCCGCAGCGGTTTGTGCCGGACCCGCCGTCAGCGTAATCGAGTAGTCCACGCCGTTGACGCGGACACTGAAAGCGTCGTTCAGACCAGCCGTGATGTTGAACGGACCCGCGAGGGAACCGAGCATCGTGGCAGGCTTGTTGATGGCGCTCGTGGTGCCGTTGACACTCGCAAAGGTCGTGAAACCAAGCGTTGTCTCAACGGTGCCCTGGTTGATCGTGACATTCGCCACATCATCGAACCCGCCGGGAAGCGCTCCCGGAACTTCGAGGCCCTTGATGATGAAGAAGATGTCACCCGTGGCCGGACCGACCTGCTTGAAGCTCGCCAGGTTGTTCGGAGCGGTACCGAGGAAGTTGGCGTTTGCGTCAATCGCCGCATTGATATCCGCGATGATCTGGACCGGGGTACGAAGACCCGCAGTGATGCTGATCGGGGCGATCGGGAAACCATCGATCGTCAGATTCAGCACGTTGTTGGGGGAAGCCGGAATCGTGACTTGAGGCACGCCGGTTGCCGGGGTCACATGACCGCCGACCATGCAAGCCCGGGCCGCCGCCGCCAAGTTCGAGACCTGGTTGACGCCGTTGACCTGAGTGGTCCAGGTCGCCGAGAACGGGCTGTAGAACGAGTACGGCGAACCGCCCTTGTTCGTGTAGGCCGCGTTACGGGCTGCCGCCGTACCGAAGGTAACGGTCACCACCTCAGCGGCGGGGGCACCGTCCCCCGTGTGGAACGCATCCGGGATCTGCTCCACGCCACGAGGCCACTGGATGATCTGGCTACCCGTCTTGGATCCGAACTTCGCTTCATACAGATTGGCATCACGGGTGGTCGAGAAGACCGTGTACTGACCCGAACCTACCGGACCCGCCACCGTGTTGGTGAAGATGAACGTGTCATCAGCCAGACGGCTGTAGTAGAAGGTCGCGTAGGCGTTGTAGTCCGGCGGCTGCGGGGTCTTGAGCACGATCCGACGGTTCACACCATCGACAACCGTGACAGGAACAGCCGGACGATTGAGAGCGTCCCGCAATGTACGACCCGTGTAAACCACCACCAGGTCCGGGCGGTTCGTTACAAGATCCTGACGCGAGTTGGCCACCGAGTTAAACGTCGGCAAGCCCAACGTGGTGCTCCGGCCGTTACCCGTGGTCGGAACCTCAGGCAGCAAGAAGTCCGTGCTCGATACCGTGGCCGGGATCGTGCTTGTGTTGGTCACCCGAGTGCAAGCACCCAGGTACATCTGATCGTCAATCAGTGTGCCGACGATCTGACCACCGGAACCCGATGCCCCGTCAAACGGAGTGGCACCAGGCGTTGTCGTGGCAGCCGCCACCTGGAAGCTGGAGCCCCAGTTGATGACCGAAACATCCGTGGTCGGATTCGCAACTACGAAGTCCGTACCCTGGATATAGTCGTTACGACCAGGCGAGATACCGCAACGCAGCACCGTCGTCACCAGGCTGTTGGGCAGGTAATCGAACGTGTCCTGCCAGGTGTTCGCCCAGTAGTTGATGGTAACGGTCGAACCGGGGGCCGGAGCGAAGGGCAAAGTCACGATGCCCAGGCTGCCGCTAACCGCTGAAGCCAGCACCTGAGTACCGTCAACCTTGACCACCACCTTCGAGGTATCCGTGGTCGTGGTACCGCCGCCCGTCCCGTCCACGATAGGACGTTGAAACACGCGGAACGCACGGGTACGATTGGTCGCCGTCCCGGACGTGAACCCAAGGGGCCCGTTGGCCGTACCATCCCCAATCGTGATACCGACCGGGGTCGTGAATTGAACGTGATCCTGGCCCTGGTTATCCGTGGAAACCGAGGTCGAGAGATTCGGGACCAACGCTGCATTGATGACCGAAACCAGCGTCGCCGCGTTCAAGCTGCCCTGAGGCAGCACAATGGTCGCCACGACACCATTCACGTTGATGATGAACTGGTCATTGGTGCCAGTCGTGATGTCGAAGGGCGCGTAGCCAGGCGTAATCAGCGAGGCGTTCTCGACCGTGACCTGCTCGGACACGTCATCCGTGAACGCCGTGTCACCACGGTGGAAGAAGTAGGTGACCCGGACACGATCATTTGGCTGTGTCGGAACCTGAAGGGTCACAAGACCCTTCTGACCTTGAACTGCACCCAAAGAAACCGGCAATTCATTCACAGTCACCGTGACCGACCGTACGTCATTGGTGACCCGGCCAAAGCCTTGACCGTCTACGATCGGAAAGTTACGAACCCGGATCGTCGTAAAGGTGCCATCCTGAACCCCGAGGATCAGGTTGTTGGGGTTGGTCGCATCGACCACCCAACTCTCAGACTCGTCCTCGTTGACAATCTGCTGGTCAACCGTAGAGCTGGAACCACGGACAAGCTCAAAGTCGTCCTGTTCCAGTTCTTCCTGACCGACGCCGATCAGTGCCGGGATCCTGAGTCCAGCGACCAAGTTTGAGGCGTTGGTATCAGTCAGGGTACGAGTGTAAACACCCGGGGGTGCGTATGAAATGAATGGACCCAATGCCATCGGAATCTCCTTGAGGCTATCTCGCTGTAGCGAGCAATCGTTTAATCTGGGTGCCTATCTTGGCGGGCTCGCCCTTTACTTCGGAGTTCGGATTCGATCTGGGTCCACATTTTGACTTGCCGCTTTGGCCCGCCGCGTTAGCCTCACGTACAGGCAAGAGAAACAAAACATTAACGCTTCGGAGGATTTTCTTCCTTCCGCATAAGGGTCAGAGCCTCCTTGGCCAGTTTTCGGCGCTGCCCTCTCCCTTGGTCGCTCATAGGTTCATAATCAATGAAATCCTTGCCTGTGTGCCGGATAAGTGCAGGGGTCTGACCCTGCTTCCGAGCCTCTTTTTTGACCTTTTCCCGGGCATGGATGTGTTCCCACCGCTTGGAAGCACTGCGCCCTACCGCTTGGTCCGCTGTCGGGTAATCCTGGCCGTGGACCCCAGAGTTGGCCGTGGGACCCGTACCTTCCGCAAAAGAAAACCCGAAACCCGAAACCACAAGGGGTGCCGGATCGTGACACGAGGGGCACTCATGAGATACGGGGTCAGCCTGAATGCTCAAGTTCCGCTCAAACCGAAGATCACCGCACGCAGTGCATTCAAACGAATAGCGTGGCATCACACATCGCCTTCCATTTATAAACAGAACTCCTAGACACTCCGAATTTTCGAGCGACAGCACTGACCCCTAAAACAGACTCTTCCTGCAAAACTACCCGAATAGTATGAGCAGGAGTCTTTAAGCGTTTCGCGAGCGCACTCATCCGTTGTTTCGTCTCAACAGAATGCTTTTTTCCTAAGTGGTTTTGATTACCAAGCCTAGACTTTAGTTGATCTGCGGTCATCTTTACCCCTTTAGACCACGTACTCTTTCCAACTCTTTTGGAACGCATACTTTGCCGGGCTTCAAGGGTGTGTCGATAGCCTACCGAGCCATCCCCTCCTAATGTCCCATTGTAACCGTAGGTGTGCTCTGTAGTTTGGTAGAAAGCAATCAAGAAGGACTCACACTTGCAAGCCTCTTCCCACGTTTCTGTACGTATAATTTCCACCCAGATGAAGTTCGACGGGGTGTGCTTACGGAGAGCTTGATGGAATCTTGCGCGTGACTTATCCGCTAAGTGTGCCGACCGCCGTCTAGCCAAGGACCTGGATGTAATTCCAAAGTATAGTTTACCGTTAGACAAGCATACGGCAGCATAGACCAAAGTAGCTTTACCTTTGTGCGTATGCTGCGTCACAGGATCCTCTCAAAGTTGTTGTTACGCCCCGCAATGACCGGCATCGTCGCAAAGAACAGCTTGTTCTGAACGTCATTGATGATCGTCGTGGCCTGTTGTGTGTCGAGAGGGTTGGCAGATTTGTCCGTTAGCGCTGTCGTCGGAGTCACCCGGCTAACGGTCAAGGGCAACGGGATGTGGATCTCCCAGTCGGCCTGCATCTGAATCGAGAGCGACGCATTGTAGAAGGAGTCATCACTCGTTTCGTCGTAGATTTCTTCGGCCTCGCCGCCCATCGAAATGTCCGTAATCTCAATACCCTCAGAAGACAGAACAGAGCGCTTCTGCCCCCACAGATACATAATGATCAGGTCAGCCAACTCCTCCATTTGCGTAGGATCGCGAGCCAAGGCATCCAGCTCGAACGTCGCGTCAAAGCGGCCACCATACGCCTGGGCCGTCTCAACCCGATCCTCGTAGACAACAATCGCAACCTTATCACCCGCTTTGCCCCGCTTGCCGAAAGCCAACACGACCCCAGGGAGCGTTGTGAAATCTGAGCGGTTCCACTGGTACGAAACAGGGCCCACAGAAGGTACCGAATAGCGGTAGTCAGCGGTCAGCACCGATCCGGCTGCGGACCGGATCAGCAGCTCGATCGCCCCTGTCTCGTAGTCCACACGGTAATGCGTGCCCTCGGACAACAGGAACTTACGATTCTCCCAAAGCCGCAACGTCCCCTGCACGGGCAGGCGTTGAAGCTGAGCCTCATTTTCGATCCCCGAAATGAAACGCAGCACCGCTTCATCATTGACCGTCAGGAGCGGATCCACGATAAAGCTGCCCTCGGATTGAGCGTTCTCCGGGGCCGATATGATCTCTAGGTAGTAGATGCCTGGGGGCGTCGGCATCACCCCGTGGTTGGCATTCAGACACGCCAGATCCTCACGCACCCACTCGATCGGGTACACGGGAGCCCCCACATAGGCCAGCATCACGTGGCTCTCCACCGACCCCAAGAAGTTGTCGGCCGAGAGCTGAACCTTATTCGCGCTCGAACCCTTGACGACGATCCCCATCTGGGGGCGCTCTGTGAACGCGAAACGGTTCTGGATGAAGGGTACTATTTTCTCGTAAATTGGATGCTTCGAGAAGCTGTCTTGCAACTCTAGGACAAGGCGGCGCTTGAGGGCCTGGACAAGGTAATAGTACATTACCCAACCTTCTGAAGGGTATGGAGTTTCAGATACTGAATAGCACTAAATAAAGTGTCCTGGTTGTCCTTGAAACCACCTAAACCAATGTTACAAGGGTGGCAAAGTAAACCCCGCACCACGCCAGTCTCATGATCATGATCAATATCAAAGCGTCTCGGTAGAAGCACGGAACAAATTGCGCACAACCCCTTCTGTAAGGTGTAGAGACTCCGAAACTGTTGAATGGTTAGGGCGTAACGCTTGAGCCTAACCTTTAGATCCATCTCGACAGCTTTTTCTGGGTGGGCTGCCCGCCACGCTTGGACTTGAGAAGATGCCCGGACCACGTTTTCTCTAGCCCACTCCCTTGAGCGCTCTCTGGAACACGAGATGCAATCTCCAAACCTGTTGCGATCTATAGCGCCACACTTCACGCAAGGCTGGGGGTTACCAGGGGCTTCAAGCCAGATTTTTTTACGAGCACGTTGACACGCTTTACAACCACCACGTTTATTCCGTTCTGTTGCACCACACCTCACACACGGTTTGTTAACCAACCCCTCTGTAAGGATTCTATGTCTAGCTTTGCTACACGGACGACAATGGCCACTCGGCTGCCGATCCATTGCGCCGCATTTTCGGCATGGTCGCATAGGATCACCCCGCGTGCTCTTCCATCGCCAGGACCAAGAGGCCCTCTGCGACGGAGGTCATGGGGTCTTTGGCGGACCTGATCTCGCTAATCTGGATGGGGAAGCCACGCTTCTTCACCGCCTCGAACTCATCGATGAAGACTTCCATGAAGCCGCCCGCCCGACTGGTGCCGCCTGACACGATGAACGGGATGGGTTCCGGCAGATCCAACGAGGACTGAACCTTCTTGAACTGGATCGCGATGTTCTCCAGCACGTACTTGATCAAGGACCGGATGTAGAGCGCCAGCGCTTCCTCATCCCGGTTCTTCGGGTTCGCGAGATCCACGCCCTTCTCTTTGATCGTACACATGCGGGCAGACGTAGAACCCGTGGCCTTAGCGGCATGGGTATCGATCCAGTCCCCACCCCTCGCTACCGAGAAGTCCATACCCTTGACGGTCTGGTACGCGAGGGCAATGTTACCCATGCCAGAACCGAAGCTCACCGCAAGCCCAGAAAAGTTCTCTTCGGCGCACTGGCTGTAGATGATCGCCATCGCCTCATTCATCGGATGCGGGGTGTACCCCAGCTCCGCGAGGATCTTACGGAACACCTCTTGGTGGTAGATGATGTCCTGGTTCTCGTCATCCACAGGAGCCGCTGGCACCGAGTAGAAGCAGTGCTCCTTGGGCGTCACGGGCTCACCCACGACGTTCGAGATGAGCAGGCTCAGGATCTGTTGAGCATCCAATTCACCGGCCGAGATAACGCCACGGCTCAAGGGCCGACGGACTTCCCGCTTGAACAGGTTCGCCATGTTGAGGGCTGAGTCGCCCAACACGATGAGCTGCCCGTCCTTCTCAACGTAGTCCACCTTGGACAAGCGAAGCGTCTTCTTGGCCTCAAGATCGAGGTCGATGAAGGCGTCTCGAATCCGCTTGGTCTCAACGCTCTGGCCGTCTCCTGTCTGCCTAGCGGCAACAAGATTCATCGTACCTACGTCAAGCCCACAACCATGCCTGTAACCTGATACTTTTGCCATTTGATCCTGTCCAATCTGATTTTTGCCCCTTGTGCCACGAGGAGGGTTTTTAGGCACGCACTCAACTCACGTACGCCGTGATTTCCCAGTTCCCTGACTCTTCCATCTTGTGCCATGACAAGCTCAGATAGGTGTGCTCCCCAACCTTGTCATGCGACTTCCCATCCCGACCCGTGTAGATGCCCTCAAGCTCTGAGGTGTCGAAGCCGTTAGCCTCAAGAAGGTCTCGGATCTCCTGGATCGGGAGATGCCTGTGGTACACCTTGGACATCTTGGTCAGAGCGTCGTTCACCTTGTTCCGACGTGAACGCTCCTCAGAAGTGCTGCCAGCGGTACGCTTGTACTGGTACGAGGCCATCCGACCCCCTTGACGCTGTTGCAGCAAGTAGAGGAATTCCTCATGCTTGTCCGCTACACCTTGAAGCAGATTGTCGGTGCCGTCCGTGAGAAGGCCCTTTGTCTCAAGACTCCCACGTGCTTCTTTGAGGCAATCGAGCACACAACGCTCAACCCCAAGGCTCACGACGACCATATCGAAAGACGTGGGCTCTTGAATGCTACCGCACCAGTAGTTGACCACCTCAGGGATCAAACCCGCTTGAGTCTTCGGGCACACGAGATCCCGACTCCCGGATCCCACGGCACGCTCAGCCACTTGATCGATGAAGCCTACCGATTCACTGTAGAGGCGATCGAACAACAGGTGATCCCCGAAGAAGTTGCCACCCCGGGTCTGCCAGTGGTGGCTTTGGTGAACGATCGAGGCTGCCCTCAAGATCGCCACCAAAGCGCCCAGCTCCGCCATAGCCATGCCCGCAAAGGCCCCGCACACTCGCTGGAGCACTTCAATCGAATTGGCGTTCTTTGCCATCATAACCCTCGGTCGTTCCGGCAAGTACGGGGGCCCATTCTCAAGTGAATCAAACGCGAGCGGGTCTACCCAAATCGCGTGCGTCGAACTCTCGGCCATTTCAGGCCTTCCAGAAATTCGACGCAGTCTTGGGCGCAGCCTTGGCCTTATCAGCCTTGGCCTCGTCCTTCATCTCTTTGCCAACCTGAGCTGGGGTGTGACGCTCAGGACGAGCCGCGAAGGACTTGCCTGAGAAAGGGGACTTGATCGTCGTCTTCTTCTCGTCAAGGTAAAAGACGCTGCCGTCGGGATCCGTGTACTTCCACAGCAAAACGGGCCCTCCGGGCTTCTTCTCGGACTGTTTCTTAGCTGCAAGACGATCGGCAACTTCGGTGGCCTGAACGAGTACGCTGGCTTGACGTGGGTGCATGAGGGGCTCCTGGGACAGAAATTGGGTGATCAGCATAAGAGCTGACATAAGAAAACTTTATCAAAGGGCCTGCATCGGGCACTCGGACACGCACTTCACAGGCTGCCCTCCTTGTTGCGTATCTTACGCAGGCGATCCCCAATCCCCGACACATCGGATTGAGACGACTCCCCCTGGATGTCGATGCGGACCGTCACGTCTCTCGGCTTGATTTCTGACGGCAAGAACGTCGGGACAGACCCGTCCGCTACCTCTTGCCGAGGTGCCGCCAACGGACGCCCCGCAGTGGGTACTACCCCGTTCTGCAAAGCCGCCAAGATGGTATCCAACTTTACAGCGTGCTCTTGCGCTTGGGTGCTACGCTCCAATTCAAACCTGAGAGACAAGCTTTCGGCCTGTGAAACACGCAATTGTGTCTCCAGGTCTCGAACCACCGATTCCAGTTCCCGAACCCTGGCCTCAAGACGCGGCCGTTCCGGGTCTGGGGCGGAAAGCTTCGGAACCGTAGTAGCGATCGTGGGCAGTTGCGCCAAAGCGTGCTGACTGATACCCCGCCACAAGTCCTTGGACCGCAACGCCATGTCCACAGGGATCACCACCTCCACCCCATGTGGTACGTCTCGCCCAATGTCCTCGATCAAATGTGTAGGAGAAACGAGTCCGATTACCCGGATGTCACCCCCCGCTCTGGGTATTTGCATGAATCCAACCCTTCGTAAAAGTCTACCGAACCAGGTCATGGGTTACCTGAAGGAAGCACGTAGTTGCTTGCGCAGTTCCTTCTCAAACTTGGCTTTAAGAGCCTCACGAGCATCTTGCTTGGCCCCCTCCACGAAATCCGAAGGTGGCCGACCAGGGTGCACCCAACGCTTCCTCGTACCCATGGACTTCGCAGAGGCGGTCCGGAAGATCAGCTTACCGTCATCCGTGATGATAGGGATGGGTCGCTTAGCCTTGAGCAACCACTTCATCTTCCCCTTGCGTTGACCCTTGACCAAGGGTTCAAACGCCGGGTGATCCACCGTTACCACAAGACTTGAAGTCTTAATCTCAACCTTGAGCGCCTTCGAGAGAGCCTTCTTGGCTCGCTTGGAAAACGCGGTGCCCATGAGCTTGGCCCGAAGGCGCTTAAGCACTTCATTCTTGGACTGCCTCAAGATCAGAGCTGTGTCACCCTTAAATGAATCGGGTAACAGGGGCTTCATGTAAACCCGCGCAGCTATGATCGGCTTAGGCATCAGAAAGTCGTGTTTTCCCAAGCCTTGCTGCGGCCTCTCAACTCACGCTCATCCGGAATGCCGGGCTTGCCAGTGATGTTCGAGTCCGCCTCACGCTCAGGCCCATTGGGGGCAAACTGGATAGCTGCGAACCGGGCCGGGTTACCCACCGGAACACGGTACCGAATGTCCTTCTCATCAAGATGCCCGATGTTGAAGTGCTGCTGGAGCACCATCCCGCGATTAGTCGGAAACCTAACAGCACCCACCGAATACCGCTCCCCGTTGATCTTCACCAAGAAGTCGCGTTGCGACAGGATGGGCATAGGGCCCGTCCAGACCTCGTAGGTGTGCTCTAGAGTCCGCCCAATGTCCTTCTGGGCAATCCTACGTTCTGCATCATCGGGGGCAATCAAAGCGTCGTAGGGGCCTTCGTAGCCACCCACAATCCCCGTGCCATAACAGATCCGGCAGTCATTGATCGGCTGCTTGTGGTAGTCATCCGGAGTACACGGGCACGGGACCCCTACGTTTTTGCGTAGGAAAATCTTCACCCTCTCCCCGCCCTGCTCCAAGATGAAACGATTACGCCGAACCGCCTCACGCCACATGAAGTCGATCTTCTCGATCTCCATGGAACTCGTAGCGGTGGCGTTCTCTAGAGGGGTCTCGATCAGGTCCTGGCACTGCACCCTAGAGAGGTCACAGTTGTTACGAACCCCAACGGTCGTGATCCGGTAGAACACCCGCTGCCCAAGGTCAGTCTTGAGTAGCGTCCGATTACGACGGTAAGTGCAGGTCACCCGGCTGTTGGGTCCCGGCACCAGAGAAGGGTCCAGCTTCTGCCTCGCCACGTCCGCGTAGATGAACGGATCTAGCTCAATCTCACCCGAGAAGCCATTGACCCGCATCGGACGAACCGGCACTCCGTCGATGTGGACCAACACGTCATCGGGCAGATCGGCGGTCACCGCCTGAGATCCCTCTTTGACGATAGGACTGTGCAGAGTCTTGAAGACCCACCGGGGCGATTGCGCACCTGATCCCGAGCACTCCCCGTTCAGAATGAACTGCCCAGACACATCCTCTTCGATCACTACTTCGTTGTCGGTCTGATCACGCCAGAACGTCGAGCACACAAGAAGCTCGGAAATCCGGTTGAACGGGCCGTACTCAGAATCGAACGAGCGGTAAATGTTGACGCCCAACAGCTTGTACTTGCTGTTGAGAGCAAGCGTGGCGGGATCGTCCCAGCGCAAGTCAAAGACCCCAGGCCGGTAGCCTGACGTCAAGAATAGATTGAGCGGAGGCACCGGCCACGGAGTTTTTGTGTACTCTAACTCTGTGGTGTTCCAGTCTCTTTGGGAAGCGTAGGGCACGTGGCAGATCCCTCCACCAAGAGCCTAGACACAAACGGAAAGAACGACCGTCAACTTGCTGGGTCAGTTTCCGCCGGTTTTGCAGGCACCCGGACCTTGATGATGCCTGTGGTCGAGTCGATGTCCACTGGGGTCGTAGGTGTAAGGCCCCGGTCCACCAGCACCTTCTCGAACAGCCGCTCATGCTGCTTGCCCACTTGGTGGGCCGCCGCCAACAGCCTGACACGCTCCTGCTCTAGCTCCAGGAGCCGCAGGGCAATGTCGTGGCGGGCCGCCTCAAGCTGGTTGAACTCTTTCAAGACATCGAGTGAAACCGGATCTTGGACCGTGAGCTTCACTGCTTTTGCGTTAGTTGCGTCTGGCATGACCCGCTCTACACCACTCAGCCAGGAAAGATCTCGGCCCGCATTTTGTCGGAGTAGTCCCCTGGCTCCCCATGCTTCTTGACGAATTCAGCCTCCGCCTCAGCAAGCTCGTTGAGCGTCTTGTGCGTAAGGGTGTTCAAGTCCGCCACGCAGGCTTGGATTTTCTTGATCATAGCCTGTGCGTCCTTAGTGGCAGGCCTACCACTGAAGTGGGCCGCATCCTGGTAGTCCTGATCGGTCTTCTCGATCTCGGATTGAATGTCGTGCAGTCGGTTCCAGACCTTGTTGAGAACGCGGCCGACAGGCCCGTGATCCAAGATGGCGGTCTTAGGGTGTGATGCATTACGAAGGGCATCCTCGAAAGCTTTTACAGGGTTATTTGCCACAATTAGACCTCTTTCCAGAGTTTCAGAGCTTATTCAGGGCGTCCAAAAGGTTATTGCACTGCCGCACAGCGGCATTGATCGAAATCTTGTTACCGGCATCCGCCCGCATAGCCTCAAGACGGCCACGTATATCCGCCACATCTTGCTTGAGTTCCGCAACGGTCTTGGCCGCCTCAGGGGACTCTTTTTTGGGCTTACCCGTAAAGAGTGGAGTCGTGGTCGTCTTGGTCACAGACGCCCGTCGATCCACCAGGGTATCGAGGATATCGGAACCGGCACTCGCGTTACGAAGAGCTTGCTCAAACGCTTTGACAGGATCAGACATGGTACCTCTTTTTAGGCAACGCCATAAGAAGAACAGTCAGCTCCGTTCATCCTTGGCCAGGAATACCTGTACCATTGAGGCGGTATCCACAGCCTCCGAGTGAATGTCGGACCCCCACAGGACTAAACAAGACACGCCAATAGAAGCGTACCCGTCCACAAACTCGCGCTCTCGTTGCTCCCTTGACACCCCCTTATGTTTCGTGTGCCAAAAATCACCGTTGATCTCGATGACGAGATACGTACGCAAATCCTTGAGGGGTACCCCAGCACGGTACGCCGCCAGTTGCTCTTTAGTGAGCACCACAAAGTCAGGGTTCTTGCGCCGCCCACCGACGAATGTCGCAGATAGACGCTCCAGCTCGTTCATCTTAGGGATGGCCCCGCTTTCCCAGCGGGACTTCAGTCCCAAAATGTAGCAGAGATGTGGCCTTGAACTTGCCAGCAAATTCAGCAGTCTCTAAGAAGTGCTCCTTGCCGTGACGCTTAAGGTTAGTGCTGACTCTACGAGCCATCACGTTAGGGTT